CTACCTCGGGAAGACCTTCCGGGGCGCGAGTCGGCCGACGACGTGAAGGCCGATGCCGACGGCATCCCAAACGTTGTGGTGCTTGTCCTGGGCGCGAGGGAGTTGCACCCGCAGGTGTTCATGGGGGCGCTCGCCGAGGCGCGCTTTGATGCGCTCGACCATGACGTCACCGTCGAGCGTTCCCTTCCACTCGCGCGGCAGGAAGCTGCGCTCACTCGTCGCGCGAAGCTCACCGACAACCCGGCCGACGACGCCCGCGAGTTCAATCAGGTCGTTTGGGTCTCCCTTGCTCTTCCCGGCCGTGTAGACCTGGGGGCACTCGCTCGCGACGGTGACGGAAACAGCCACGCCAGCGGCCCTGAGAGGCTCCAGGAACGACGAAACGAACGCGGCGACCCCTCCCGCCATGCGCGACCATGCCGCGAGCCCACGGGCTTTCCGCTCGGGATTCGTGGGCATACCCGCCGCGAGCAGCTCGCCCGAGTCCAGGTCGAAGATCGCGACGCCGCACTCGCGAAGCCCTGGGTCGAGCGCCACGAGTAGATTTCGAGTCGTCAGCATCAGCGGGCCGCCACCAGGAGATGACGGGATGTCGCTTCACCACCCAGCGCGGACAGCAAGCGCAGCTCGTGGAAGTCGGCGACATCGAAGGCGACCGCGTCGTCGAGGTCCTCGTCGAGATACGGGCAGAGCGCGGGCGGGAGCTGTTCGAGCGCGTCGGTTGTCTTGGCCATGCGTTGCACCTGTTAGGGAGTGCGTGTGCTCCCTAAATGGGTGCGGATTTCGGCCGTGGTTCAGGCAGCGCGCTTTGTGGGTGGCTCCCAGACGAGCAGCCGCCCGGAGCTGTTGCGCACGGTGGCGACGTCCTTCGACATGATGCGAGACAGCGCGGGCTCGGCTTCGATTGCCGGTGCCAGGTCGGGAGTCGTCTCCTTCATCGCCTCGCGCATCAGGTACGCCTTGCGCTCGGCGGCGTCGTGCATCCGCTGGGCGTCATTGGCGAGCAGCTCGCTAATCAGCTCGTCATGCACCATGAGGACGAGTCGCGAGCCGTAGAGCGGCGAGCGACGGTCGACGTACCTCTCGCGGCTGACGCGCCACATGGCGAGCTTGCACCCAACAGCGCCGAGCCCCTGGAATGGCGTGTTGAGAATCTGCGTGTAGCCGCACCCGCCGCGCAGGATGTTCGCGCCCGGAATCATCACATCGGCGAACCCGCCCCCGTAGGTGCGCGACTTCGCTCGCTGCTGTAGCTCGCGCTGCTCGGGCCACGCGTTGAGCCACTTCGTGTCCAGCTCCTTCGCGACCTCGACGCAGGCCCGGCAGACCATCTTCGGCTTGCGCTGCACGGTGACGACGACGCGCTCGACGCCGCACACGTCTGCGCGCTTCGCCAGGAGGCAGAAGGAAACCCGGTCCTTCGCACGGGCGTTGTAGACGAGCGAGCCGCCCGTCATCCCGCCGCCCTTGCCGAAGTTGAGAATCTTCGCGAGCTGCCGGAATGCGACCGCGTGGGGCTCTTTCGCCTTCACCTTCGGAAGCAGCTCGTCGTAGCTCGCCCCGAGGAATTCGGCCGCGGCAAGGGTGTGGACGTCGAGCCCGCTGTTCAGCGCTTCGGCCATCTTCGAGAAGCCGAGTTCCCAGATGGCCCGCTGAGCCATGGTGCGAAGCTCAAGCCCGCCGTAGTCGACCGAGCAGTAGGCGAAGCCGGGACGGGCCTCGTGGACCTCCCGGATGCCGCCCTTCTGCGGGAGCTGCTGGTAGTCGCTCGAAACGCGCGTGGTGCTGACGAGCACGTTGAAGCGCGGATTGATGGGGAGCGAGGTGCCCGCTTCGACGACGTCCAGGTAAGTCGACTTGTACTTGTCGACGCGTCCGCTCTTGCCCAAGTCCTCAAGCAACGCGTCGCCCGAACCGAGCAACGTGTCACGGTCGGTCGCGACCTGGCCATCGGGGAATCGGTCGCTGGGCGCGGTAATAGGCGGCTGTCCGTCATAGGCGGCAGTCACGAGCGCGGCGAGGCGCTTCGAGTCTTTGGTGCCATCCTCACGGTAGATGCCCGCCGCCTGGAACTTGGCCCGGTTCTCTCCCCACTCCCGTTCCACCCGCTCCCGCAGCACGGCGACCGAGTCACCGTTCGTTCGAAGTCCCCAGATGGAAGCGAGGTGGAGCGCGAAGGCGGCGCGCATCTGCTCGGCTTCGGCATGCAGGTTGCCGCCGTTGGGTGTCTCCCGGGCTATGGCTTCCTGCCGGAAGAAGACGTCGAGTGTGTAGCGGGCATCTCGCTTCGGGTACGCAGCGGCTTCCGTCGGCCAGCGCTCGACAGGCACGCCGTCGAGTTCCGCGTAGCGCAGGCGCCATGCCTTCGGGTTCTTCTTGTCCTCGCTGATGTCGAGCCCGAGATGACGCTGCACGAGAAGCGCGAGCGGGTAGCGGGCGCCTTCGTCATCGTCGAGCTTCCGGCCCGTGGAAGGGTCCACACCGTAGAGCCCCCGAGCGATGTCGATGAGGGCTTCGCGGACCTGGACACAATGCAGTCGGCCGGCTTCGAGCGCCGCGAAGATGAGCGCAACAAGGCTCGTGTCGTCGGCCGCCATAACTCCCAGGTCGTAGGGGAGATTCGCGCCAACGAGGTGCGTGTCAGGCGCGGCGATGGCCTCGCGAAAGAACTGCCGGGCTTGGGCCTTGTCCAGCAGTCGTTCGCTGCCTGGAGCTGCCGCCGCGATGCTGCCGCACACGAGAGGGGGCGCGAGCAAGCCGGGCTGAATCAGCCACGTTTCCGTGTCGAAGGACCAGACATTCATGAAGGCTGCCTTTGGGAATGGGAGAGCGGCCCGTGTCGTGGGCCAGCCGCCGACGGAAGCGCGCCGTCAGTCGCCGCCCGGTGTCAGGCGAGGGCGTCGGTGAGCGCGGGGAGCTTGCTCGCCTTGCGCGCGTGCTCAGCCTGGGCGAGCTGCTCGTCGTTCAGCTCGACGTGCGACCAGCGATAGCCGCTGATGACCTTCCCGGCGTGGCCCTCCTTCGCAGGGAGTTGCTTCGGGAAGACTTCGCAGCGAATCAGGAGGTGGGTGCCCGCCTGCCGCTCGTCGAAGAACTTCTTCAGCGCGGCGGGGTTGGCGAACTCGTACTCGTCGGCACCCACGAGCGTCATCAGGAAGGACTTGAAGCGTCCGCCGCCGCCCTTCTTCTGGTCGCTCAGGTTCTCGACGTAGTCGACCGTCTCGCCCGGTCGGCTCGGAGACTCGCCACTCGCGAGGGGCTCGGACTCGCGAACCTTCAGCTCGGCGATGGCAGAGTCGCCCTTGAAGCCCTCCTTCGTGCGGATGACCTCGACTTCGAGCAGGTAGCGACCGAAGCGCGGGTAGCGTCCGCCAGCCGCAGCCTGTGCGGTGGCAATCTTCGTCAGTGCATTGTTCATGTTACGTGGGCCCTTCGGCTTGGGTTGCGTCAGCGGCGAAGTGCGCTGACCCCACGTAAATGCGTGCGGATTCTGGGAGTGGACCAGGGACAGCAATCAGCTCTGCCTTAGCGAGGCAGAGGGCCTCCTGTCGCGATCTGATGGGTGGCTGTTAAGCAATAGTTGTGAGAGACTTGAGGCGGCAACAGTCCTAGTTTGTTTTGATGATCGGAGAGTAGAGAAAGCATGTACTCAAAAAATTGGCGCCCACTGAATCGACCGGAAATGGGAATGATGAACTCCATTAGTGATATGATTCGGGAGGAGGAGTGGAGGGATCCAGATCTTCTGACCTCTCTTAGGGGTGGAAAAACGTTATTGGTGGCGAGCGACTACGGGGGGGAGCACGCTAAGGCTTCTTTTAGGAGCCTTAGCTTTCTTGTGGCTGATTTAGAGGGTTGTGGTCTCTGGGAGGATTTGCGTGTCTCTGTACGCCGCCAGTTCTTGAGGGATTTGAGAAGAATGGCATTTAAGAGTCTGCGAGATAAACGGCGAGCTGATGCTTTGGTGCCATTTTTGCGGTCTGCTGATTGTATTCCTGGAGTGTTGGCGACGTTCTTGATTGATCGACGGATAAAGACCGTTTTTATGAAAACTCCTCCTGAGGAGATCGAGGACCCTAATCTTTCGCCAGAAACCTGGAACCCCAAAGTATTCGAAAAATTGTGCCTCCTTGGTCATATTGGCGGACTTCTTGTGAGTGGCTTGTCTGCTCCTTATCAGGATGTGCTGTGGATTACGGACGAAGATGAAATCGCGCCGAACAAGGAGCAACATTATAGGGCGGCGAAGGTAATTGGCACTCAAATGCTCGGGTATAGTCCCCATAATATGGGGCATTTCCGGCTTGGGACAACGAAGAGTGATACGGGTAAGCTGGATTTGGAGGACTTGGTTGCAGTTCCGGATTTGGCTGCTGGCGCGATGGCTGATGTGTTGGATGAGTTGTATAAAAATAAGAGCATGCCGCAGGATAGATTTCTCATTCCTCCGAGTAAGACTACCTCAAGCAAGGCGCTCAAAATTGCTGGCTGGATGGCTGAGAGAGATAGGTTTTTGAAGAGGCTTGTGTTTTTTGTGGAATTTGTGCCGCCGGATGGGTTTAAGGCGAAATTCTTGCGTATGATTCCAGGGTGAGGCGCCGAATTGAGGCTCCCTGCTGATGCTGATCTGCCTGTGGCTGCTGGGGGGCTGCTTTGTTGGTGAGGTTGTCAGTAGGTGGCTGAATTATAGCTTGCGAAGCACAGTTTCTGCGGTGTGCCCTCCGTCTGTTCGATGAACCGGGCGAAGTCGCGGGCCTTCTGGAAGGCCCCGACTAGCTCATCGGTGTGCTGGTACATCTCGACTTCAACTTCGTCGGCGAGCTGCCCCTGACGGTGGCATCGGCCGATGGCCTGTTCCCACGCAGCGCCGTCGGCAGGTGGATTCACAAACAGCATCCGCGAGAACATCGTCAGGTTCTTCCCCGTCCCGTGGGCGCGTAGCGAAGCGACGATGGACCGCTTTCCACTCTCCCGGATGATGGTCGCCGACGCTTCCGGGCCGCCGCCGTAGAAAGGCACGCCCGCCGCCTTTGCGATGCGCTGGCCAAGCTCCGGGAACTCAACCCAGACGATTCCCGGCTGCCCCTTGCTTAGCGCCCACTTCGCCGCGTCACGCATAATGAAGTCGGAGAGCCACACGGCTTCGGTGACGTGGACAATGCGTTTGTAAATCTCAGCCCACGAGGGCCACGACATCGCGCGCCAAGTCGGCAGTTCCCCGTCGTAGGGCGGGGACTGGTGCGCACGAATCGCGGCGCGCATCAGCAACCCTGGTGAATCGAGATGCTCAGCGGGGCGTTTGAGTCGCTCGCGCAGCTCCCGGTTGAACTCCTGCCGACGCGCGAACCACCGAACGATCAGCGCGGGGTCCTGCGGAACGCCCTGGACGTCTGGGTAGCGCCAGCGGTGGAAGAAGCCGCTCGCGAGCTGCCGAGCACAGACGACGCGTTGCAGCTCGTCGACGAACTCTTCGCCGTCGGGGCGTTGCCCGCCGAGCGCAGTCTGAATGTGGGCGAGCAACTCGTCGGGGACCTGCCCAGGGTCGCGCGTACGAATGACGAGCGACATGCCGACGGCGCTTTCGTCCGTGGCCACGACACCCGGCGTTGCGTTGCGCCACCGACGATAGGCGTCACGCACGCGTCGGCGCTCACAGTCGGCTTCGTTCTCCCCTTCAAGTGGGGCAAGTGAGTGCTTCGGGTCAACGAGCTGAAGGAGTGCGCCCGGAGGGGCGACGGTAGTTCCGGGGTCCAGCGCCGACGCCCACTCTTCGACGACGTGCTGCTTCAGCGGTAGCGGGCTGCCGTCACGCAGCGCGTACTCCGCGAGGTGGGCGTAGTCCTTGACCGTCCTCGTCGCCAGCGTGCCCGACTGGGCCACGAGACGCGTTTCGGGGTTCAGCTCCAGATAGCGAAGAAACCGGCCGGTGCGGGCGCTCTTCCGGTCCTTCAGCTTGTGCGCTTCGTCGCAGACGATGAGGTCCGGCCGGATGCGCGTCAGTAGGTCGGTGCCTTCCTGGGTCGAAAACTTCTCGTAGGTGATGACGTGAAGGACAGGCAGGCCGGGGCGGAACCACCTGCCGCCCGCGAGGTTGGGCAAGCGCCAGTGCCCGCCGTAGAAGTGCCAGTCGACCTCGATGAGCTGGGCGCGGAGGTTGGACGGCAGGAGTAGGACGGCGACCTTGCACCCGGGCACGACGAGCGGCAGCAAGAGGTCGACCAGCGTCTTCCCGTGCCCCACGCCGATGGGAAAGAGCCCGCCACCCGTGCGCGCCGCTTCCAACAGGGCGAGGCGCTGGATGGGGAGCAACGCGGACGGACACCGCTTCCCGAGCGTCCCGCAAGTGCAACGCGTGTCGGCAGGGGCGCGCAGCGCGGCTTCCAGCGCGACGAAGTCGGCATCGCCGTAGGTGCTCGCGAGGTCCCGGCGCGGAAGGCTGAGCACCCGCGCGAGGTCTGGCGACCAGCCTACGGGCTGCCCCTTCGCGATAGTCGAACGGTCGCCAGCGAGCTTCGCGAGAGACGCGGGCGCAGCGGTGGCGGGGCGCTCGGCGAAAGTCGCCGCGCCCGGGTGAAGCCGGTAGAGGAGTTTCATTGTGGTGGAGACCGCTGAATAGTTGCTCGCAATGTTGACGGATGAACGCCCGTCAAAATTGCGAGCATGAAAGTCCCTTCGCCGCTATGCCGCCAAAAGGGGCTCTCTCGTTAGTGGTGCTGCTGGCGGCACCAGTGATTAAGGGCTCCCGGAACCCAACCCAGGAGGACGAATGCAAGGAAAGAATTGGTACTCGAAGACCGGTCAGTGGAAGGAGTTGGTCCGCAGGGACACGAAGATTCGGGCGATCTGTGCGAAGGCGATGCGCGATGCAGGCATGCGTGTTGCGGACATCGCCAATTGCTTTGATCTAAGTCCGAACAGGATCTACGAGTACTTGAGGAAGTAGCCCCGCGCGCAATGTGCGGTGGCGTAGGCTCACTCACCAGTGCCTGCGCCAGCCGCATTCGAAGATGTGCTCTCAGGAACGAGTGCCGCGAACGACCACGTCGAACGCCGGTTCGAGCGCCTCGACGATGACCTGCATCAGCTCCGACTGGGCGACCCCGAGCGCGAAGTAGGCGCCGGGCGGGGGCAGCTCGGCGCGCGCCGCCATGGCCAGCGCCCCTCGCCACTTGCCGAATCCGAGCGCCGAGTCGGAGCCCGCGAATCGCACGTCGTCGACACCGCCCGCTTCCGCCACCTTGCGATGCATGGTGTCGACGTAGCTCGTAAGCGACTCGGGCGTCGGTCCGTCGAAGGTCGTCGGGATGCAGTCGACGAAGAGCACGCGCATCTCGCCCTTGGGCTGCTCGGACTCGGCCACCTTGCGAGGGCGACCGCGACGCTTCGGCGCGGGCTGCTCAGTGGCTTGGGCGACCTCTGGAGCCGTCTGCACTGGGGTAGGGGCGGGCGCGTCCGGGGGTAGAACGGCGGGCAGCTCCGGGGCGTTGCGCTCGACCGCGGCAACGGTAAGGGGGGCGGACTCGGAAGCCTTGTTGAGCAGCTTGTCGCGCAGGGACATCGTCTTGTTCTCTCCTGTGAGGCACTTCGCCATGAACGGACATCCGCCGTACTTGCCGCAGGCGGGGCCGTAGTTCGCGGGCACGTCGGAAGCGCGGGCGGCTTGCGCGTGCTCCTTCATCGCTTCGACCTGGGGCTCGACCTTTGTCTGCCACTCGCGCTCGACGTGCTCGGCGGGCACCGTGACGACGACGGACGCGGCAAGGCGTTGTCCCCGGGTCTGGTAGTAGAGGTGTTCAAGCTCCAGCGTGCGCAGCCCCGGGAATCGCTCAACCTGGCTGAGCGCCCACGCGCCATAGCCGACCATCTGCAACCCGGGTTCGGTGTCGGCGTCGGCGAGCTGCTCGGCGCTCGCGGCATTCGACGCGACGTTGCTGGTGAACTTGTGGTCGGTGATGCGAAGGACGCCGTCAGAGGCGAGCCGTCGAGCGTCTACGAGGTCGATGAATCCGGTGAAGGGGATGCCTCCCGCCGTCAGTGGCGGCTCACCGTCGAGGGGCTGTTCGACGAGCAAGTCAGCGCCGGGCGTGGGCAGGAGATGGGCGCCCGCCTTCGCGAACGTGCCCAGCACGTCTTCGCCCGTCGCAAGGAAATGCTCAAGCTGGGCGTGTCCTTCGGTGCCGACCTGCTGCGCTCCCGTGCTGGGCTCGGGGACGCGCATGACCTTCTGGAAGAACCATGCGCGCGGACAAAGCTTGTGGCGCTTGAGCTGGGAGGCGCTCAACCGCTGGATGACCCCGGCAATGACCGAGGGGGGGCTGAGAGCGTGGCGGGAAGGCGTCACCCTCCCTAAATGGGTGTGGACTCTGAGAGTGGTTCAGGCGTCGTTCGATTCAGAGTCCCCGCACGCAACAGCCTCTAGCAAATGTCAGGGCAGATGCAGAGCAGCGCACGAGGCCGCAACCGAGGACGAGGAATCCGAAGTGGGCATCGTACCTGCGTTCGTCGCGGAGTCGAAGTCGGCGGGGTTGGCTCTTCTAGGCCAGGGTTCGCTCGACCACCAAGCGGTAGCGGCCTAGTTGTTCCTTGGACTCGACGCCTGGACGGGCAATGCGTGAGGTGATGCGACGCAGGCTCACCCCACGGGGGAGGAGGCCGCAACGGAGCCACGAGTTGCCAAACGGCGTCGGGGACGAGTTCGCGGACCATGCCCCTTCCCTAAATCAGGGGATGGCTCTTGCCGGCGACTAGCCCAGCCCTGAATTTCGTTAGAGGCTGTTCGCGGTGCTTCTGGACACGTTCCTACATAGGTCGATTGTGGCACACTGGTACTAATCCTGAGTACACCTGAAAGGCAGGGCACATCATGACCAAGGCGCCACGGGCTTCCTCCAACTCTTCTCCGGCGCTCGATAGGGAAAAACACTCTGGCAAGGTACGTGAATTGGACGTTGGGACCTATGACATAGCCTATCTACGTCGCCTTGAGGCGCACTGGGTCATTGAGGGAGAAGACGAGCCACATGACCCCGACCTAGAAAGAGACGACGGGCACCTTACGGAGTTTGATCGATTTGTTGAGGAGGTCCACCGGACGCGCACAGCTTGTCCTTACTGTAATTCTAAACTCAGGGCTGCGGAGTACTCACCTGATGGTGACGAATTTTACATTCTCTCAGCGTGCTTGCGATGTGCCTATTGGCAGTGGTTTTCGGCCGAGGAATATGAGATCCAGCTTATAGCAGCCGCCTCGGTGCTTAGGCGATACGAAGAGCGCCTTCCAGAGGAATGCCACGCAGAGCTCGTTAGGCAATTAAACATGACGCCAGGGCGGTGGTCTGAGCTTTCCCCTAAAGGGCTGGAACAATTGGTTGCGGCTGTTTTTAGGGCAAACTATGCTAATGCGGAGGCATTGCACGTTGGGAGAACGGGCGATGGCGGGGTTGACGTTCTTTTCATCGAATCTGGGGGGAATGAATGGCTAATTCAGGCTAAGCGGCGCGAGAAAGTCGATGCCGCAGAAGGAGTGTCCACGTTGCGATCTCTTCTTGGTGCGATGGTTTTGCGGCAGCGAAAGTACGGTGTTATTGTGTCGACAGCTGATCACTTCACCTATTATGCCCAAAAGGAGGCGAAAGTCGCTGCCGCTTTGGGGTGGAGGATTGAGCTGATAGATCGAGGTATCCTCAATCGCATGGTAGGCGCATTGCTGCCAGGGCAGCCCTGGAGAAAATTTCTTGAAAATAACTTTTCCAGTTCCCCGCAATTGCTTGTGGAACTCAACAACTACTTCGCCACCCAACTACCTGTAGCGGAGGGATATGATCCGCTAGGTTTGCGGAAATCGAGAAGATGAGCGTGCCATCGTGCATCCCCGATTTTGCGCTTACATCCCCTGAAGCTGTCAGCACAGAGGTGGCGCAATAACATGGTGCAGCCGTCGAGGGCGAGAGTCCGATGTGACGTTATTGGGAGTTGTTGGAATAGGCTGGTGCGCTAGAGTTGCTTTGTAAGCCATTCACGCGCGCGAGGTGGCCTAAATCGCTCCGCGCCGTTCGCCACGCATTTCTGTAGGGGCGTTTTTCAGTTCGTCCGGGAGGTAGTAGACGAGCGGTCGCTTCCCGTCGCCCATCCGACGCTGGCCACGGGTGAAGCCCAGCGACTTCAGGGCTGCGCCGATTTCCCGTGAGATTCGGTGGTCAACCTGCGCTTGGTGGAGCGAGAAGGCTTCGACGCCGACCTGAAGAAGCGTGACGTCCGTCGGGCGCTTGTCGGTGGGCATTTCGAGCAGCCACTTCAGGATGACTTCCTTCCGGCTGTCCCCGTGATTCTCCATGCGCAGCGCGGCCTGCTGCTCAGCCCCGGCCGCTTCCTCGTTGCTCAGCCACCAGTCCTCACCCTGGAGGAAGCGCACGACGGCTTCGGCCCAGATTTGGTCGCGGTCTCGCTTGAGGGCGTCGGTGTCGATGTGGCTGCACTTCACCGGCCAGAATCGCCTCTGTCCCGTGGGGTCGCGCAGGTAGTCGTCATCGTTGGTCGTCCCGACGAAGACGCAGCGGCGCGGGGCCTGCACGTTGGAGCGTCCGTAGGGCGGCCGGTAGGTGTCCTCCGTCCGGGTGATGAACGCCTTGAGAGCCTGGTCCTCGCTCTTGCGAAACGTGCTCAGCTCCGCCAGTTCGATGAACCAGAATTGGGAGGCGAGCATGGCGCTGTCCCTGCTGGTGACGTCGATGGGCGCGTCGCTGAAGTACCGGCCCCCCAGGATGCTGAACGCCGTCGACTTTCGCAGGCCCTGGGGCCCCTCCAGAATCATGACCGTGTCGACCTTGCACCCAGGACGCAGGGCACGCGCAACCGCCGAGATGGCGAACTTCGCGCCGACGGCCCGGAGGTATCGAGCATCCCCCTGCGCGCTGAAGTACGTCGCGAGCATCCCGTCGAGCCGTGGCGTTCCATCCCAGACGAGTCCCGCGAGGTAGTCGGCGACCGGGTCATAGCTGTTGCGCTTCGCGACGGCGAGGAGTTGCTGCGCGACGACATGCGCCTTCGGCATCAGCCCGAGCTGCCCGTACTTGCTGAGCTGAATCCAGTTGGCCACGTTGACGTCGAGCGTTTCCAAATCGGCGTTGGAGCCGAGGGGGCCGCCTTCTACCTCCAACTTCTTCGTGACTTCGTTGAAGCGGAAGACGCCGCGCCACTCGGGCGACTTGAGGAGCACGGTGAAGACGTTCGCCTCACAGTTGCGAATCTGCCGTCGGGTGTCCTTCGTGATGTCGAGGAAGAGTTCCTTCATCCATGCGTCGGGGTCGGGAGCGTCCTCCTCGAGTCCCGGGCCATCGCTCGACGCGGACTCCGGAGCGCGACTGCCCAGGGCTTCCCAGATGGCCGTGTTGTCCGCAAGCCGTGCGGCATCCCGGGCCTTCCGACGCTCGCGATGACGCCGCAGCTTGACGACGGCCTGCTCGCACAAATGCTCGGTGCCCTCTCGCCAGTCCGTTGCCGCGAAGGACGCGCGGAACAGCTCTATGACGACGGCCTCGGGCGTGGACAGCGGTAGGACAAAGGCGGCGCATGACATGAGCGTGTTCAGCGTCGTGTCCTGCTCGCCGACGGCGGCCAGGGGCTCACCGGCAAGGGTGCGGCGGACGATGGCGAGGTGCTCGGGCTTGCGGATGCGACGCAGGAGGGCCCTCAGCTCGTACAGGTCGGCGGGTGCCTCGGGCTTCGAGGAAGGCACCGGGGCCGCCACCGTGGGGAGCCCAGCCCGGGACATCGCGAGCAGCGCGTCGACGTCGAGGGGCGCTCCGTCTCCACTGGCCGCGTAGGGCTCCGCACCCATGGGCGCGTCGGGCAGGAAGTAGATGCGCGCCAGGTCCTTCGTGGCCGGGTCGGCGGGGAGTCCGAGCACGCGGATTGCGGCCTCGCGCACGGACGGCCACTCGCGCGGGAGCACGGGCCGGGACAACGGCATCACCAGCCGCAGGCAGTAGTCGTCGGGTGGGCGGTTGCTGTGCGTCGAGTGGACGGCGAAGGCGAGTCCATGGCGCTCGACGGCGTCGAGGCACGCGAGCTGCGCCGCCGTCAGGTGGTCCAGGTCGAAGACGGCCACCGTGACGGCACGCACGTTCTCCGAGCGACGCCGCTCGACGATGTCCACCGGGCTCCAGGCGGGGCCATTCTTGCCGGGGCAGCCACGGACGCACGGCGACGTGGGGCACTGACTCCGACGGTGAGTGACGAGTTTCGCCGACAGTTCGGGCCACGGCAGCTCTGCGGCTTGGGGGATGTTGTCCTGGGCGGACGCGTAGAAGGCGACCTTCAGCCGAAGGGCGCGCAGGCGCGTGGTGTCGGGCGTGTGGCTCATACCTGGGTAAATGAGTGCGGATTCTGTGAATGGCTCAGCGAGGCGTGCGACGGAGGCGGGAGGCGTGTGGGGTGCGTGCATGGCATCCGGTAAATGGGTGCGGATTTTCCGAATGGCCCACGGAATCGTCAGCCGGGCGGATGCGGCAGGTAGTCGTGCCGTCCCTGGTAAACGAGTGCGGATTTCGCGAATGGCTCGGCTGTCGCGGCGGGGCGTCAGGCGGCACTGGAGCGCGTTCCCCCAAATCCTTAGCCTTCTCTATTACCTATCCTCCTTTCTACTACTCCATCTTTTCTAAAGAGAAGAAGGAGAGAGGATAGGAAGAGAGCTTGATTGATGACGGGGCGTTGATGCCTGAGTCGTTCGCGGAAGTCGCACGCATCTACTCGGGACATGCCGACTCGCCTTCGTCGCCACTTTTCGAGAGTGCGTGAGCCGCTGCCGGAATCCACACGCATTTACGCGGGGAACGACTGCGTGCCGATGGGGCGTCGACGCGCAGCCCAACCGCGAGAGCGTAGAGTCACCGTGGCTGAGACTGTCTGTGAATCGAGCGAAGTCGGCATGCGGCATGCTCTTGTTGGGGCGATGTCTCACGCAGCCATTTGTCGCAAGGGAAGTGCGAAAAAACATGTTTCACACAGTGAGTATGGCCTTCAGGCGGCTCGGCAATCCGAACTCGTGCCCCGCATCCTGTCGGCCCGCGCGAGCGGCAACGCCGTGCTGGAGCGACGACTGTCCGCTGAGTTGCTCATCTCCATGAGGCCCATCATCCGCCGCATCGTCGGGGCCCTCTTGCCCATCGCGGGCTCGTTGTCGCCTGATGACCTCGCACAAGTTGCCTCCATGGCGGTGCTTCGCGCGGTGTCCAAGTACGACGCCACGAGGGGGCGCCATTCGTTCGGTCAGGTTGCCTACTTCCGGGCGCGGGCTGCCTGCGAGCAGTACGCGCGCTTGCACGGCACCGACGTTCACCTGAGCGACGGCGCGCACAAGCGTCGCACCGTGCGTTCAATCCACAGCAACGAACGCAACGTCGTCCGAGTCCACCGCATGGACATACCGTCTCATTTCTCGGACGGTGCTTCCGCCGATGACTCGTGGGTCGACGAGTTGGAATCCGCACTCCGCGAGATGTCGTGCCTGGAGCCCGACGGGGACACTCCCGAGGCGGAGCTGCTGGCGGCTGAGCGTCGAGCCCTCGTGTTCAAGGCCGTGCGGCAGTTGTCTCCCGAGCAACGAGAGCTGGTGTCCCGCGTGTTCGGCCTCAACCGCCCGGCGCAGTCGGTGCGCTCCGTGGCGGAAGCATGGGGCGCGCCGAAGAGTCGCGTCGACCGGATGCTCGCGCGTGCTCTAGCCGACCTGCGCCTGATGCTGGGCGAGCGGGGGAGCTGAGCTGCCCACCCTGACCGCTAAGAGGCGCGTACCGTGTGCCGCGTGCTCCCTTCCCATTGAGCCGGGCAAGGTCACCACCTACGAGCGCACCGTCGGGGCTCGGCACTTGGCCTGCTTAGAACGCGAGGCAGCTTGGCGGCGCAACCTGTACCCGATGCCGTGCGACCTTTGCGGCGTGCGCCTACTACGAGGGCAAGGCGAGCTGGCAGTCGACGAGCGTCTAACGGACGGCGGATCGTGGCGTCGAAGCTGGCGGGCTCGCTGCGTCGACGTGCAAGCATGTGACGTCCGAATCACGTCCCGTGGATAGAATTACGTTCACTGTCTCTCCAGGAGCCTTCGTCGAACCGTAGCCGCCGCTCTCTCTTTCTCAGGAACATTCGTGGGGGCCTTATACGAAACGGACAGTCATCGAAGGCACGAGTGGTTAAGAAAAGTCTTTCTCGTCCATCGACTTGAATGCCCTTAGCAGCACAAGCTGCATTGCATCCAAAGCACGCTCTTTAGAGTGAAATAGCCGAATCAAGCGATGCGCTTCTGGCGTGCTGCGATCGCCGATTGCGCGCAATGCCGCTCGGGCGACTGCCACCGCTGTATCATCGACCACATCAAGTGGACCTGAAAGAGGTGCGCAGTCGCTCACTGCATCTTTCATTAAGGTCCATGCGCCCCTAATAGTGAAACGCTCAAACGGGAGATCAAACTGGGGCAACAAGAGATCCGCTTTGGTAGGTAAGAGTCGTCCCGCCACTCCTGCAAGGAATCGCGCTGAACTGTCTTGAGCACCCTGGCCACGGTCAGGGCATGAAGAGGGCGAGATGCAGCATTGATACTTATGATGTTGTACGAACGAGACCGAGGTGCATGACGAAATTGGCAACTCGTCTTCCAACATGAACTCTAGGCAGTACTTGCCGTTATAGTAGTGTTGGTCGCTCGACTGGTCATGCCACCAGGGGCCTTGGCGCTTTGATGGATCGTAAGGCGTAAGCTCGCCGTCGCGATTCTGATCTGTGATCAGAATGCGGCAAGCCGGCACCCCGTAGGCAACTGACTCTACCCAATAGAAGCGTTTGTTTTTCAGCAGTGAAGTCAAGTCAAAGTCGAACCGGATATTTCCATAGCGAAAGCCATCATTCCAATGATTGGGAGAAAGCCAGACCACTTGAATGCGCTTGCTATTCAGTCGACTCTTGTCGCTCACGAGATGAGCATGCAGGCATCGATTTTCCACGATTCGCCAACCCGAGGCGAGATGAGCCACATGACTAACGTGTTGCAGTGGTAAGCAGTCAGGCTCGTCCCAATTCGGGCGTGTACTGGGTCTGCCTACCTTGAAGGGAGCCCATTCGGGATCAGTTGGCATAATCACGGTCCAGGCGTATCTGAAACTCGATCTCTACCAGTCGACCCGGTTGCATACTTGCTCGGGGGCTCTCTCTCGGTGGCGCTGGATGAGGCGTTTTTCAAGTCTGAGTCGCCTCGCTCTGTTGGGCTCGCGCCGCACGATCCTGATCTCAGGGGCAGGTCCCAGACACGCTTCGTTACTACGGGCTGAGACACGGGCGCGCTGCTCGATGTCCTCGGCTTGTCCGTACCGAACGCAATTGTTCTGGCCTACCAACTGATAAACCCCGGGCACAGCGAGCGAGCGGCGTCGCTTCGCCTTGCGAGGCTCGCTGAAAAGGGCGCGAGCCCCGACGTAGGCGGCGAGCCCGGTAAAGAACACGGTAGTTAGCTTCATAGGAGATCAAGAGTATCCGCTGGGACGCTTTTACGTAAGGTTAAAGAGCGGGCGTCTAGCTTTGCGGGTTGCTGCGAGGGGCTGTGTCGGCAGACGTAGGTAGATCTGGGCAGATGTGCATATCTGGGCTTTGTTGTCCGCCCCCCGGCGTGGATTTCCTTTCACTGGCGGAATTCCGGCTTGCTCGGAGCGCCCCCACTTTCGAAAAATTCTGAGAAAAAACGTGGGGTCGATGCGTTTTGTTGAGCGCTCCCCCGAAAAACTTCGCGAAACCGCACGCATTTACCGGGTGTGGCGCGACCGACCAAACTCACACCTGAGCTTCAACAGCAAATCTGCGAGCACTTGCGCTCGGGCCTCTTCCGTCGAGCGGCGGCGGGCCTCGTGGGCGTCGACGAGCAGACCGTTTCTCGTTGGTTCCACCGGGGCGCGAGCGAGGCGCGCGGGCTCTACCGCGAGTTCTTCGTCGCGGTGAACCGAGCCGAAGCGGAGTTCATGCAGGGGGCAACGGAGACACTCCAGGCCGCGTCGACGACGAACCCCAAGCACGTCCAGTGGCTCTTGAGCCGCCGCTTCCCGGAACTGTACGGGCGACGCGACAACGTCGAGGCGAAGAGCCCCGAGGACCAGGCCGCCGACACTGCCGCGCTGCGCGAGCTACTGATTGACCGGCTGGGGAAGTTCCTCCCGGACGAGCCGCCAGCGTCCCCGCCTGCCGAAGCGGCGCCGTCCGAGCAGCTCGAGGACAAGGGGGCCAGCGATGCGTAGCCTTCTGTCGAAGGGCGCATGGGGGAAGTTCGCCGAAGGGCTCGCGCCGCACGAGTCGCCCGCATCGCGGATGGTGCAAACGGCCGGCTCCCGCGCTCAGCTCGCGAAGCTCTTCGGCGGGCTCGACGACAAGGAAGTTGAGCTGCTCGTCTACGACCTCGACTTCTGGGCCCGTCGCGAGCAGTCGCCCCCGGACAAGTTCTCGACCTGTTTCGTCATGGCTGGGCGCGGCTTCGGGAAGACGTGGTGCGGGGCGCGCTGGGTCATCAAAAAGGCGTGGCAGGCGAAGAGTGTCGGGGCCCTCATCGGCCCGACGGCGGCGGACGTGCGCGACACCATGATTCGCGGCGCGTCCGGCATCCTCGCCCTGTCGCCTCCGTGGTTCACGCCCAAGTACGAGCCCAGCAAGCGCCGGGTGACGTGGCCCAACGGCGTCTATGCCATCTGCTACTCGGCGGATAAGCCCGACCGGCTGCGCGGCCCGAATGCCGGATGGGGCTGGGGCGACGAGCCCGCTTCGTGGAAACACGACATGGCCGCGGTTGACCAACTGCCGCTGGTGTTGCGCATCGGCTCGCGAGAGGACCCGCCGCAGCTTCTCCTCACCGGGACGCCGCGCCCGCTGAAGAAGATTGAAGAGCTGCTCTTCGCGAACGCGGAGACGCAGGAACTCAAGCCGGGCGTGGTGCTTCGCACAGGCTCTTCGCTGAGCAACTCCGCGAACCTGGCGCCGTCGGCCGTGGCCAACATGCGGGCGCTGGCGAACACCCGCTGGGGACAGCAAGAGGTTCTCGGCCGCCTGCTCTTCGACGTGCCCGGGGCCATCTTCGGCTCGGCGAAGTGGGGCCGCGTGGAGGTCGACCCGCACGAGTACGCGCAGCAGCTCGACAGGCGCATCGTCAGTGTGGACCCGAGCCCTACGAGCGAAACCGGCTCGGACGAAACGGGCATCATCGTGCAGGGGTGCAAGTCGAGCGTGCTCTTCGGGGCCGATGGTGTTCCGCTCAAGCGCGTTTCGGTGTTGGCCGACCTGTCGCGCCGGGCCAGTCCTCGCGAGTGGGCGACGACAGCCATCCGGGCCTATCTCGAATGGGGGTGTGACGCGCTCGTTGTCGAGGTGAACACGGGCGGGGAGATGGTGGAGACGCTCATCAGTACCGTCGCGAGCGAAATGGGCGTCAGCGTCAATGTGAAGCCCGTGCGGGCGACGAGCGCGAAGAGCAAGCGCGCGGAGCCTGTGTCCGCCCTGGCCGAAGCGGGCCGCGTCGAGTTCGTCGGCACCTTCCCGAAGCTGGAAGCACAGCTCAGCAAGTTCACCGGCATCAACGGGCGCAGAGATGACCGGGCCGACGCCTTCTGCTGGGGCGTTCATGACTTGGTCTTCGTCGAACAGTTCTTCGCGGTGTGAGGTTCTCCATGGGGATGCTGGACAGGATGCGCGCCGCGTTTCGCGGGGGCAGCAAGCGCAAGGGAACGGGGCTGGAGCTGAGCCGTTGGGCTTCGGCCCCGCCGCGTCGGGAGGTGCCCGCGCTGCTCGCGGCCTACGCCGAGATGCCGTGGCTGGGGACCATCGTCGATACGGTGGGCGATGCCTTCGCGGACGTGACGTGGCGGGCCTTCACGCGGCAGGACCCCGCGACGCGGAAGACGCTTGTCGACGTGTCGCTGCGGCGGGCCTGTGGCGACGTGCGCCGTGAGAGGCTGAAGTCGCTCGTCGAGACGGGGGGCGCGGTGGAACTGCCCGACCATCCCCTGTTACGGCTGCTTGCGGACCCGAACGACTACATGACGGGCCGGGACTTCGCGAAGCTCTTCTGTCTTCACTACGACCTGACGGGCGAGTTCTTCGCCGTCGTCGAAGAGCTGGCAGGCGTCCCGGTGGGCCTGTGGCCCGTGCCGCCCGATTGCGTCCTCGCGCTACCGGACCTGAGCAAGCCGAAGTCGGAACGGACGTACACCGTGGCCGCTGGCGGGCGGACATTCCTCCTCCCTGCGGCGAGCGTCATCTACGTGAAGCGCCTGAACCCGGCTGACCCGCTTGGCCGCGGTATCGGCATCGCCTATGCCCTGGGCGACGAGGTCGACACCGACGAGCACGCGGCGCGCTTCACGAAGAATGCCTTCTTCAACAACATGCTCCCGGGGGCCGTCATCGCGATTGAGGGCTTCAACGAGGCGCAGGCCGGGCCTGCCAGGGCCTTCAAAGAGTCGCTCGCGCGAGAGTACGGGGGCCCCGCCAACGCAGGCCGGGTGATGATTACGAGCGGGCGCACGACGTTTGCCCGGCTGGATACGCCCTTCCGCGACATGCAGCTCGTCGACCTCCGCCGCTTCCTCATGGACTTCGTGCGGATGGTGTACCGGGTGCCCCCGGAGATTGTGGGCGACGTGACGAGCAGCAACAAGGCGACCAGCTACGCGGCGCGTGAGCACCTGGCCGAACAGGCGACGAAGCCGCGCGCCGAAGTCTTCCTCGCGTCGATGCAAAAGCACCTGGCACCCCGCTTCGAAGACGACGTGCTTCTCTCCTACGACTCTCCCGTGCCTGCCGACCGTGAGCACCGGCTGCGGGTGATGGGCACGCTCCCGAGCGCCTTCACCTTCGACGAGTGGCGAGTCGAAGCGGGCTTCAAGCCTCACCCGGAGCGGCAAGGCTTCGCGGAGCTGTTGCCGGGCCAGAAGCCCAACGAGCCCGGCGAGACGCCGACGCCCATTGAAGGCAGCTCGGCGGAAGCGCATGCCGAGGCGACGAAGGACGGCTGAGCCATCCGCAGAAGTCGCACGCATTTACCGGGTGCATGACTGGACCCATTACACGCTCCCTGCGGCTGAGCGCCGTTCGAAAGGACGCGGCGACGTTGAGCGCCGTCGAGTCCATTGGCGGACGGCGCGTCTTCAAGTTCAAAGCGAGTGACGGCGACTTCGACCGCTACTCGGACCGGCTGAACGTCAAAGGCTGGCGGGTGGACGGCTACAACGCGAATGGCGTCGTCCTCTACAACCACGACGACGGGGCGAGCGCCTCGTTGACTGGGGCTGAACCTCAGTTGCCTATCGGGAAGGGGCGCGTCTACGTCGAAGGCGATGCCCTGATGGTGGACGTCGAGTTCGACGACGAAGACGAGTTCGCGAAGAAGGTCGAACGCAAGGTTTCGAAGGGCATCCTGAATGCCGTCTCCGTCCGTTACCTCATGCTCCCTGGCCAGTACCGGCAGAACGAGCGCGGCGGTTACGACTGCGACGCACAGGAACTGCTCGAAGTCTCCGTCGTAACGATTCCGGGCAACTCGCGGGCCGTGCGCTCGAAGTCCTTGGACGAAGCGCCCGACGACCTCGTTGAACGCATTGCAACGCGCGTTGTCGAACTGCTCGACGCACGGGCCGAAGCGAAGTCGACGGACGAAGAGGAAGCCGAGCCCGAAGAGAAGTCGGCGGACGAAGAAGACGTCGAGGACGAGCGCAAGAGCGAGCCCGACGAGGAAGAGCCGCCGCCTGCCGAGCCGTCGGAAGGTGACGAGGAAGAGGAAGAGACGAAGGGTTTCAACGCCACCGACGCCGCGAAGAGCTTCGTCGAGGCATTCAAGGGCTACATCCGAGGAGTGAAAGAATGACTCGCGAGCAAATCGCACAGATGGTGAAGGCGCTCGGCCCCGAGGTCGCGCGAGAGTTGGTGGACGCCGCCGCTCGAAGTGCCCCGGGCCGGGCTGAGCCGGGCAACGCGCCGCGCGGGACTGGCGTCTACGCGAGCGCTGAGAACTTCGGCGGCTTCGCGAAGAGCGTCATCGCGGCCGGACGCCGCACCGGAGCCGCCGAACTGGTCGACGCCTCGAAGCGCTTCGGCAACGCCGACGTCCAGAAGGCCGTTCAGCTCAGCAAGTTCGACTCGGCCGGTGTGCTGGTGCCCATCCAGCAGAGCGGCGAAGTGATTGAGTTCCTCCGGCCCGACGCGGCGATGCTCAAGCTGGGCGTGCGCACCCAGACGTTCAAGGGCGAGCTGCACATGGGCAAGCAAACCGGGACGTCCGTCTTCAAGTGGGTCGGCGAAGGCGAGACGGTGCCGAAGAGCGCGCCGAAGTACGGGAAGATTGTCCTCAAGGCCCACAAGGGCATGGTGCTGACCGACATCAGCAACGACTTGCTGCGCACGCCGGGCGTGGGTGACGCGGGCGTCGGCGAGGACATCCGGGCGACGGTCGCCGATGGCCTGGACGACGCGGGCTTCAACGGAGACGGGACGGGCGCCGCGCCGAAGGGGCTCTTCGCTCAGCTCGACGCCGCGCACACCTTCGCTTCCACTGGGACGACGTCAGCGGCGTATCTGGCCGACATCGACAAGGCTGTCGAGCTGCCACTGACGGCGCATGTGCGCATGGGCAACGCGGCGTGGGTGCTTCACCCGACGCGGGCGACGGCGCTGCTTCAGCTCCAGAATTCCGGCGTCTGGGTGTTCCGTCAGGAGATGCTGGATAGGGGCACGATTCGCGGCTTCCCCTTCGTGATGACGACCCGCGTGCCGGTGTCGCGCATCACCTTCTCGGCGGACTGGCGCCAGTTCATCTACGGAATCGACGAGGACTTGATTCTGTCCGAGCACGACACGCGGGCGGAGTACGACGAGACGACGGTTCGCGCCATCGTGAAGGGCGACTTCAAGGTCCGCCAGCCGAAGGCGTTCAGCTCCATCACCTACACCTGAGAGGCCCCACCATGAACGCCAATTCCACTGCCACTATTTGAAGCGTCGCTCTTTTTGAACGCGACGGTCGCAGGGCTCGCAGATCAGCCGGACATTCGCTTCAACGTATCCGTCCGGAGCGTTGAAGCGATCCAGCACGCAGTAGCTTTCGGGGAGTTCTCCTTTGCAGAGGGGGCAAATGTTGTTCTGCAATGCCCGCATCCTTGCCTTCAGGGCGCGCCGTGGGCCTGGCTTGTCCCTTTCGTCGTAGGTGAGTTCCTTGGCGATCTTTCTCCGAAAGGCAAAGAGCAAATCCGTATCTCCGCCTGCGAGCCGGTTGAGTTCGGAACGCACTTCGTCGAGAAGTTTGTTGGCGAGCGCCAACTCATCGGTACTCAGTTGCCGATTCGGCATGTGCCCTCAATAAGGCTGGATGTTCAGCTTTCCAGCTTATCTCTTCCTGGCAGAACTGCCCACTCCGAGCAGGTGTCGACGGAGCGGGCGTTCAACACTGGCTCCTTCTAAGGATCGCGAACCTAACGCGTGAGCTAACGGCGCGTCGGCGAGATGAGTTTTGTCAGACACGAAGGTTGGTGTGTTTTTCGCTTCCTCTTTACCAAACGAAGGGCCTCACCATGAACGCCAATTCCACCGACGCGGGCGTGCTCGTCGGCATCCGCCCCGGGACTGTGCCCGCCGCTGTGAGTGCGGGGACGCGGAACAGCGCCGCCGTCGACCGCCTCGGCTTCGACTCGTGCGTGCTGACGGCCTCGACGGGGGCAGCTACGGGCGCCCCGACGGCGCTGTCGCTGGCCGCGAAGCTCCAGGAGAGCGCCGATGGCCAGAATGGCTGGACGGACCTGCCCGATGCCGCAGTCGTCCCCCTCACGGCCCCCAACGCGGTGGCCCGGGTCAACGTCCGGCTCCCCACCGCGCAGCGCTACCTTCGCGTCGTTGAGACGGTGGCCCTCACGGGCGGTACGTCCCCCACGCTCGGCGCGTCCAGCCTGGTTGTCCTGTGCGGGCCGGACGAGATTCCCGCCACCTAGCGCCGCGCCACGCCGCATTTCCCGGGCCGGGGCTCCTTTCCCCTGGGGGCCCCGGCTTCGTCGTTCCTACGCCGTCCTGAGCCCCTTCCATGGCCCGCCCGACTGACCTCTGCCTTGCCGCTACCGTGGCCGCCGACCTGGGCGTGCCCTCCGACTCGCACGTCGAGCGCTGCGTCACTTCCGCCAGCAGTGCAATCGCGAGGCTGTGCGGCCGGGCCTTCGAGCGGGCCACGGTGACGGAGTACCCGGACAGCTACGGCCGCCCCTACGTCCTCCTGAGCCGCCCGCCGCTCGTCGAAGTCCTCAGCGTGGCGGAAGGGGGCGAGCTGCTCGACGCGGCGAGCTACACCCTTGCCGGAGACCTCGCGGCGGGGGGCCTTCTCTACCGCCTCGCTGGCCTCTGGCCGGTAACGGCGCGCGTCGGCGGGCTCGTCACCCTGACAGTCGAAATGCGGCAGGGGCGCCCCGATGCGTTGGCCGTGACGTACACGGGCGGCTACGTGACGCCGGGGCAAGTGGCCCTCGATGCGTCCCAGGGGCCCGTTACCCTGCCCGCCGAGGTCGAAGACGCCGCCATCCTCGAAGCCTGCGCGCTCTACCGGGGCCGGGGGCGTGACTCGGACGTATCCAGCGAGAGTCTCGGGGATTGGTCAGTGAGCTACCGGGAGCGAAGCGCGGGCCAGCGGCTTGCGAGCCCCCGCGCCGAGCTGCTCGTCGCGCCTCACATCCTGTGGAGGGCCAGTTGATGAGCGGGCCCGCTTCTCTCTTCCGCCAGCGAGTGAGCTACGCCGAAGTCGTCGGACGCGACGCGTGGGGGACTCCTCTGCTGGGTCCCATTCATGAAGCTCCCGCGCGCATCCAGCCGAGTCGAAAGCTGATTCGCGATGCCAACGGCGCCGAGTTCGTCGCGTCCTTCGTCGTCTACACCGAAGCACCCGTCACCCTGCGTCACCGGCTTTGGTTCAAGGGCGACGACATCACCGACTTCAACCACGCGCGTCGCCCTGCCGCCCTTGACGAGCACGTCGACGGGGCGGGCGTCCTGCGCTACCGGAAGGTTTGGCTCTAATGGCCCGCGACACTGCTGCCGACCTCGCGACGATTCTCGCCGCTGGGGGCCTCAACCTGAGCGCCGGTGACAACCTGTTTCTCGGCCCGACGCTCGAAGACGACGACGCCACCGTCCCGGACGTTGCGTGCTTCGTGTTGCAAACCGGAGGGGAGCCGCCGCAGAGCTACATCGGCGGGGGCCGCAAGACGTACCGGACTGTCACCTGTCAGGTCCGCGTGCGCTCGGCGCGTGAGAGCTTCCGAGAGGGACAGGCGCTCGCGCTCGCGGCCCTCGACGTGCTGCATCTCGTGAATGCCGCGGGCTACGTGCTGATTGAGGTGGATGAAGGCAGCCCCAACTACGTCGGCACTGACGGGAGCGACCGGCATTGGTGGACCTTCACCGTCGATTCCTCCTTCATCGACATGGGCGCGTGAGCCACGGCGAGAAAGCGCACGCATTTACCGGGGGCAATGCCACTCAAAGTTGCTCTTGATTTCAGGCTGCTCGACAAGCTGCGGAAGGTGGAGCGGCCCGTACTCGCCGACCTGGCGCCTTTGACTCGCGAACACGCGTCGACGGTGCTTCAGGCGAGTCGCGCCCTGGTGCCTGTGGGCGCGCGGGACACGGACGGCAAGCCGCCGCTGAGCACGTCCGGGTTTGTCGACGGCCCGGAGCTGAACGACGCGAAGGCGAGCGTCAGCGCAACGGCTGGGTATGCCCACGACGCTGCGGGCCCCATTCACGAAGGGTTTCACTGGGGCGAGCAACGTTTCGCCACGCCGGTCCACTTCCTGCGCAAGCCCGCCCGTCGGGGGCGCGCGAAGTTCCGCAAGACGGTTGCCGCCCAAATTCTTGCCACGCTTTCGCGGCTCTTCCCGAGCCGGTAGGTATTCACATGTCCACCCCTGTTGCTGCTCACCTCGACAGTGTTTCCGTGCGCTCGGACGCGAATGCCTCCCAGTCCGCTGACCGCGTCGATGGCCTGACGGACGCGTCGCTTAGCGAGACGGGCGACTTCGTCGAGACGAATTACCTCGGCGGCTCGGGCTACAAGTCCCGCGTCCAGACGCTGAAGGACACGAGCGCCGACCTGTCGGGACACTTCATGGAGGGCGACGCGCCGCAGTCCGTGCTGCGTGACGCGCGCGACGACGGGAGCACCGTCTACGTGACGTTCATCTTCGACCCCAACGCATCGGCCGGCTCCAGGGGCAAGCGCATCCCGATGGTCGTCAACAGCTACGACGAGAAGCTGACCCCGGGTGGTGTCGTGGAGTTCACCTGCAAGCTCTTGGGCAACGGCGCCCCGGTGGCCGTCTGATGGCCGCCATCGCTGCGCATGTCGGCTCGCTGTCTATTGCGGGTGAGCCTGCCGAGTTCCTCGAATCCGAAGCCGTGCCCATGCCCGCGCCCGACTTCACGGGGACCGAGTTTCGAATCGCGGACCCCGAGCTTCGCCGCCTCAATCCGGGCGCTCCCGTGTTCGTCGAGGTCTCCCCCAGTGGGGATGCCGACGCCTGGACACCTGTCGACGCCTACGTCGACCCGCTCTTCGGCGACGTCCAACTCGCCAGCGCTCCCGGCCCGTCGGCCCTCGTGCGCGTCTCGGGCTACGCGTTGCCCGTCCATCCGCTCGCCCTGGTGCGCTCCATCTCCCTCACGGTGACGAACGACGTCGTCGAGCTGCAAGTCATGGGGGACGCCTACAAGCGGCGTTCGGTGTCGCTCCGGGACTTTTCGGGGGAGCTGACGGGGCTGGCCCTTACTGAGCTCGAGGTTGAAGCACTGGCCGAAGGGACTCCGCTGCTCATCGAAGTTGGCAAGGCATCCGGGGCTCAAGTCTTCCGCGCGTGGGTCAAGGTGCCTGAGCTGTCTCACAAGCTGACGCCCGGGGCCCTGTACGAGCACACCATGAAGTTCCTCGGCTTCGCCTTCCAGTCCGAGGACGGCGCCGTTTTCGCCTGGGGCTACGGCTCGCCCTGAGCAGTCTCGTTTCACACCTGAAGGAGAGTCCATGTCGAACAAGCACAAGCTGCTTGCGAAGAATCGTCGCGTCCTGAAGTCGGTGGAGGTGGACGGCGTCAAGGTGAACATCATCAAGCCGACGATGGGCGACCGGCTGCGGCTGATTGAGCAGGCCCGCGAGGCCGGGGAGATGACGGAGAAGAACGAGCCGACGGGAGACAGGGCCGGAGCGCGGATGCTGGGGCGCATCGCCGTCTGCGTGCTTCACGATGCGGAGACGGGCCGCCCGATGTTCTCCGTCAACGACATCGACGAGCTGCTCGATGAGTCGTGGCTTGAAGACCTCGCGACGGACCTGACGGATGTCTTCAACGTCAGCGAAGAGAAGATGCGGGGAAAATAGACAGCGACCCCGAAGCGAGCCTGCTCTACGGGGTTGCCTCTCTCCTGAAACTGCCGCCCGACGCAGTCCGTGAAATGCCTTATGAGGATGTCGTCGGGCTCGTCGCCTATGCGCGAAGAGAGGCTGACGAACTCGAAAGGCGCTCTTCCAATCAACAGGCCCCAGGCGTGTCGCAGCCGGGCCAGCAATCCATTCGGCGTTTGCGCAAGAGGTGATTCGTCATGGCTGGCGGCGGTTTGAAAGTTGGCGACTTGTATGTCGTCGTCACGGCCGCCGTCGGCGAGTTCTCCAAGTCCATGCGACGCGTTGTCGCGGACGTTGCGCAGACGGCCGACAAAGTCGAGAAGCTCGGGAAGAAGATTGGCGGAATCGGCGCGCTGTTCAGCGTGGGTCTGTATCGCGCGCTTGCCGCGGTGGCTGAATTTGACAGCGGCGTCACCGAGCGGCTCGACAGAATCAAGCTCATCTTCACCAACGTCTTCGCTGAAATCGGCGAAGCCATCCTTCCGCACATTGAGAGACTCTCCGAAGTCCTCGAACATGCGCTCGGGTGGTTCCAGCGGCTTGAGCCGTCGGTGAAGCAGTCCGTCGGGACAATGCTGGTGTGGGGGACTGCGGCGGCGCTCGCGGGTGGCGCGCTGGGGACTGCCGCTGGCGTCGTTAAGAGCACTGCCGAAATTGTGAATACGGTTGTCGTCCCTGCGCTGGACGGTGCGGGAAAGGCCGTCGTGCGCTTCTCCGGCTTCGTCCGTGGAGAGACGCCCGTTGTTGAAGGCAACCTGAAGAAAGTGGCGAAGGGGGCTGAGCAGGTCGACGCGGGCTTTGCTGCCGCCTTCCGCAATGCCGCCGCGCGAATCCTCGTGGTGGCTGCGCCTCTGGCGGCTGTCGCGCTCGCCGTTGCAGGCGTAGTGATGCTCGCGGGCACGCTTTACAAGGCGTGGAACGACGCGAGCTTCGGGATGCGCGATGCGTTCGTGTCGGCCTGGAGAGGCGTCACCGAAGTTGCTGGTCGCGCGGTGGCCTTCTTCCGGGAACTCTTCACGGGGCTTGGGGCCATTGTCGGGACGTGGGCACGCGGGCAGCTCGAAGCGTTCGCCTTCGTGGTGCGCAACCTGGCACGCATGGCGGCGCCTATGGCCCGCGCGCTCAACCTCGACGGCGTCGCGGCCTCGCTTGAGGGGTTGAAGGACCTGAACGGCGACACGCTGCTCGGCGGGCTGAAGGGCTTCGCCGACGGCGCACTCGGCGAGTTGAAGGACGGCTTCGCTTCTGTTTGGGCGGACGTCTCCTATGGCGCGGGCTACGCCTTCGATGGCGTGAAGCTGCTCGGCGGTGACGCTGCGGCATTCCTCCGTGAGAAGTTCGGCGGCGTCTTCGACGACATGCTCGGCGGGCCGAAGGGCAAGCTGCGCACGCCGTCCGCCGGGCCGGAAATCGAAGCGGGCCGCGTCCAGATTGGGAACTTCAACGCGAAGGAGTTCCTGACGAGCGTCGGCAACGTCGCTGCCGTCATCGAACAGGTCGCCCGGAAGAAGGCGAAGGAACTCGCGGACGCGCTGGCTCGCGCTGTCGACGAAGCGAAGCGCTCCCTCACGAGCCGATTCACGCAGGCCCTGGGCGGGCTCTACGAGCTGTTCGAGCGCTTCGAGCAGGGGATGCTCGTGGGGGGCGTGTGGGGCGGCGTCATCGCCGTGGTCGCCGAGCTGCTCGCGCAAAGCTCGACGTTCGCCACGTTGATTCAGATGACGGCGAGCTTCATCCAGTTCGTTGCCGATGCCATCGGCCGCGTGCTGGCCCCGGTGCTGCCGCTCCTCGCGTCCGCCTTCAACATGGTGGCGCCGCTGCTCGACGCCATCGTGCCGGTGCTCGAAATGCTGCTCGCGCCGCTCCAGGCGATTGCCCCGGTGCTGGAGGTGCTTGGCACGCTCTTCCAGGGACTCGCCCCGCTCATCAGCGTGTTGGGTCAGATTCTCGTCGCGCTGACTCAGCCGCTGGCGCTGCTCGCGGGCCCCATCATGAAGGCGTTCTTCGCCGTCGTGCGCATCGTGGCGATGGGCATCCTCTACGTCGTGAAGGGCGTAGGCACGGTGTGGAACGGCATCATCGGTTTCATTGCCGGTGTCTTCCGCGCGCTCAGCAAGATTCCGGTTGTCGGTGGCGTCTTCGAGAAGATGGCGCGGGGCCTCGACAGCATGAAAGTCCCCATGGACCAGGTCGACGGGGCGTTGAACACGCTGCGAGATACGACTTACGAGTCAGCCGCCGCGAACTCAGCCGCCGCTGTCGCTCAGTGGGAGAACGCCAACGCCACGAAGAAGGCAACCGAGGCGCTCAGCAACGTTCCCTCCGGCTTCAAGGTGGCGCTCGCGAGGTTCAACGCACAGGACCCGGTTTCTGGCCAGCCGCAGAGGCCGCATGGTGCATCACCCGTCACGTCGAGCCCTGCTGTCCCGGTGAGTGGCGGCAACGTCAGCGTTGGGCAGATTGTGATTCAGGCCGCGCATGACCCCGCCGAGACAGCACGACAAGTTTATATCGAAATGAAGCGCGAAGCGGGCCGACGTCGCGGCAATGGCGAGTGGCTGAATGGGAGGTATTGAAATGCCCTTCCTGAGCTTGAATGGCATCACCGTGCCCGTTGTCGAGGGACGGCGTAGGCAGGTGAGCATCGGCGTCGACTCGCGCTCATTCAGCGGCGTCTACCGGCTTGGGCGCCGCGCGACGCGCCAAGAGTGGGAGTTCAAGACGGGGCCTCTGTCGTCCGTCGAGGCGTTGGCCTTCCGTGGGCTGATTGCCGGGGACGGCCATGCACTCGCGTTCGACGGCGACACCTTCACGAGTCGGGGGCTTGCCCCATCGATTGCGACAGGGAGCCTCTTTCAAGGCGCGCGCTTCGGTGGCGGCTTCGAACTACCCCTGGGCGTGTCTTGCTCCTGGGCGATGCAGCTCGGGCCCCGCTGGACGACGCTGCACCATCTCTTCGATGCCACGGGAGGCGTCTGGCTCCAGGTCATCAACCGGAGCGATGGGGCGCGCTGGATTCAGGGGACGGCTGCGGCGAGCGCGGGCGGGCTGAGCGTCTCCAGTGGCTCACTGTCTTTGACCGGGGCGCTCAACCTGCGGCGCTTCGACGACGTCGTCGGGCTGCCTTTCATGGCGCCGGACGCGTGGGTTCCGGAAGTGGCCTTGTGGCACTCGGCTCGCGCCTGGAGCGCGTTGCCGTACCTGACTGCGGGCGGGGCCTTCCGCGTCGGCGAGACGAAGGTGCTTGGCGAAGTGCGGGACGGCGAGTTCGTCGAATTCATCCACGAAGGGGCGCGCGTCATCGGCGAGCGGCTCGAATTCACCTTGCGAGAGGTTTAGGAAACCATGCGCAGCATGTCGTCTCAGGGATTGGCGGCGCTCACGAGCCCGGCCGGACACGCTTCCCATGTTCGGGTGAAGGTGCTCGACGACGCGGGGACGTGGCGGAATCTGAGCCAGCTTGAGGGCCGCGACTTTCTCGACGCCGTCGAGGTGGACGAGGACGTTGACCAGCCCGTTTCGGCCGCGACGGTGACGCTCAAGCTGCAAATCGAACTCTTCAGCGTGGCCCCGCTCCGGGCCGACTCGAAGCTGAATGCCGCAAACGGGCAGCTCATCCGGCCGGGAAGAGAGTTTGTCGTCGAGGCTGCGGTTTCGCCCATTGGCATGTCGCCCAGCGAGAGCGAGTGGCACACGCTGTTTCATGGGGACATCGACGAAGTCGACTTCGCGGGTGAGCAGCTCGTCTTTCGTGGGCGTGACTTGGGCGGCCGACTCCAAGACACGTTCATTGAGGTTGAGCGGGCATACGGGAACGACGTCCAGGGCGTTGCCGTCGAAGCGGTGATGCAGGCCATCCTGACGGACAACGGGACGGGCGTGGCGCTCCATACCCCGGTGTCCCCAGGGTGGAGGCTCCGTCAGTACGCGCAGAAAAAGGCGAGCGTCCTCGACGCCGTTCGCGACCTGGCTCAGCAGATTGGCTGGGAGGCGCGCTATCGCTGGCGCGAGTCGAGCGGGACATTCGCGTTGACGTTCACCGAGCCCAACCGCACAAATCCGCCGCTCGCGTGGACCTACGGCCCGAACGACTACCGCGACGTCGCGAAGCTCGTGGTGAGCAGGACAGACGTTCGGAACAAGGTGGAGGTCGTCTATTCGGACACGAGTGACTTGGACGTCACGGGGCAGTCGAAAACGAAGAGCGTCGTCGTCGAAGACGCCGCGAGTCAGGCCGCCTACGGCGTTCGCTACATGCAAATCGCCGAGGACGCTTCGAGCAACATCAACCGCGACGTTGAAGCGCGGAGGATGGCGGAAGCGGCTTTGTCCGACTTGTGCGAGCCGCTCGCCGACCAGGAAATCGACCTCGACTTCTTCCTGCCGTTGGAGCTGGGCGACCTCTACCGGTTCCTCCCCAACGGCGTTCATTACTCGGAAGCGCAGAACCTGGCAGTCACCGGGTTTCGCCACGTCTTCGCCTCAGAGGGAGACGCACGCACCACGCTTACAACGCGCGGGAAGCCCTCCTTCGGCGTGTCCATGTGGCTGGAGATGGACACGCGTCCCGGCCTGGGCGAGCCCGCGCACACGTCCCCACCGCATGTCCCGCTGAACATCAACGTGACGGCCGTCGTGAATGGCTTCTCACTGTCCCTCACCCCGGCTTCGAGTGGCCCAGTTGCTTCGGGGTACGAGCTGCACGTTTCGACGTCCAGCGGCTTCACGCCGAGCAGCTCCACCCTGCGCGGGACGTTCGACACAACGGCATTCGGAGTGTCCGACCTGATGCCGGGGACGACCTACTTCGTCCGTGTCGTTCCTCGAGACCGCTTCGGCAACCGGGGGGACGCGTCGCCTCAGCTCGCCGTCACGCCGAAGCAGCTTGAGGGCGCGTCGCTGAGCGATGCCGCGGTCGGCTTCCAGCATCTGCTGTACCCGCCCACCGACAACCTCATTCCGAACGGCTACAACGAAGCGGGCATTCGCGCCGTGGGGAAGTCGCCCGACGGTGACAGGCTCGTTGAGGACCCTGTCAATGCCCGGGTGGGCCGCTGGGTGCGCCGGGTGGAGCTGATGAACACGGGGGCGTGGCCGGGGCTGAGCTGGACGGGCGGGTACGGCTCGGAGGTTCCAGGCGGGCGGCTCAAGTGCTCCCCTGGGGACGATTTCTTCGCCGAGGTCTACGTCAAGGCGTCGTCCGTCACCGTCGGGGGCATGGGAACCCTTCATTTGCTGTGGGAGGACGGAAGCGGCGCCTACGCGGGCCAGAATACGGGCGTCTTTTTGGGGCAGCTCGGAACGTCGTACCGGCGTGTCACCGTGAAGGGTACATGCCCGGCCGGTTGCACGGGGGTTCAGCTCTTCTGGGAAACCCAGGTGGCGGCGGCCGACGTGGGGAAGCGGCTCTACTTCGATGCCGTCTCCATGCGGAAGATGGTCACCTTCGACTTGCTCGCGGCGAACACCCTCAAGACGTCCAACTACGCCGAAGACGGCAGCGGCATCCCCACGGCCGGGGCGAAGCTCGACAACGTCGGAACGACGCTCAAGGTGGCCTCTAACAACGTCCAGGTGGGGCGCTACTACCTGAGCGACGGCTTCTTCCGTTCGGTCCAGGCCCTCGCCGACACGGGAAGCCGCATCTACTACCGAGGCAACAACGAGGGCGTTCCGAACATCGACCGGCTGAACGTCCAGGTGCTTGAGGGGTACGCCATTGCCGGGGCTGCTGGTGGCGCGGCGAACTTCACCTGGGCTCACTACCATGCCGTCATCCAGCCCCAGTCGGTGAGCGACAACCTCGATGCGCTGCGCTTCATGGAGGTGGGGTTCTACTGGGCGTATAGCGACAGCAACGCGCCCCAGTGGCTCTATGGGACGTCGGTGCCGCTGGCTGACCGCAAGTATCAGAACGGCGCGGTCGACGGCGATGCCAGCAACGCGACGAGCGCGGGCTTTACCTTCATGTATGGCGACAGGTTCAACCGGCTGCGGGACACGATGACGAACAAGCTGCTTTACCTGAAGGTGCGGCTCCATAACGCGAGCGGCTACAGCGCCGAGCGATGGTTCTTCCCGCCGAGCAGCTACAACGTCAACATGGTCCGCAGTTCGACGGGGCCCGCATCAACGCCAACTGGTGGCGGTGGCGGTGGCGGTGGCTCGCACGGAACCTGTGTCGCGCCGTGGGAGCCGGTGTTGCTCGCCGATGGTTCCGAAGTGCCCGCCGAAATGCTTCGTCCCGGGATGAAGGTGCTCACCATGCACGAGCACGAGAGAGATGGCGGCATCTTCGAGGTGACGCACGTCAGCAGGCATCAGGCAGCGCGTTGCATGCTCACCATGACGGATGGGCGTGTGCTCGTCGTGACGCCGGAGCATCGCTGGCGGACGTTCGAGCGTGGCTGGACGCGCACCGACAATCTTCGTTCCGGAGAGACAATCGACGGTGTCGCTCCGGGGCGTGTGGCGAGCGTGGCACCTGCGGTCGCTGGCGACGTGATGAAGATCTCCGTTCGCTTCGCCAGGACCTACGTTGTGCAAGGGCTACTGGCGCATAACCTAAAGCCTCGCGAATGATCTGGCGGTTGGGTTTTGGATAACGGCGTGGCTATGTCCAGTCGACAAGTGGGGGTTGAATGAAGTGCGACGCAAGATATTTATGTCCCGCATCTGCATGTGTGTGTGATGGCGCTTTAGGATAATGTGTTGATTAGGGCGGCGTAGATGACTGGACTGAATGTGGTCCAGACTTGCAGCACATCCGCTCCGAGACCGAGTGTCTCTCGTAGATTCCCGAGGATTCCCTTCTGAATGGTCAGCGGCTGGCGCTGCTCTGGCGGGAGCGCACACTGTTCGGCTATGAATGTGAGTTGCTCGGTCGCCTCTTGCTTTTGACCAGACTCAAGCGATTGGCTTGATGTGACTGCAGTTGCCAATTGCCGTAGCGCCTCGCCGAGTCGGACGTCGCGAGCTTCTGCAGTTTCGATCGACTTATTCAAGCGTTGGTGGGTTTTGGCCATCCCAGACGATGCGGAGACAGCCGCTCCAGGCGAATTATGAGCGGTGGCTAGGTTGGCGTGGTCGCCTTGGATGAGAGAGCCAAAGTTGTTAATTGTCAATACTTGAGCGGTTTGGCGGTCTTGTTGTGTGAAGGCCATGCCTTTTCCTGTTACTCCTTTCTTTTCAAGCTTAAGGGCCCAATCAAGGACGGTGTCTCTGACTGCATCAAGTACGGAGGCGAAGTTGGATCTGGAGAAGCACCGAATAAGCGGGTATCTGATGGTTAGGCCATTTAGTAAGCCTGTCATTTCCTCTGTGAGAAGTGGTGCCTCAAGCGTCGAGTTCTTGTTCGTCTGGACGATATGGAGAATTTGACTAATGGGCTGGGGTAAGGGAGTTGTAGCGAAATATTTCGCCAAATCGGGGACTTCGTCGAGATCGACAGGGATGTTTCCGCGGACTGGATTCTTGGCCATCAATTTCGATGGGATAATCCGATATGCAGGAACGCTATTTCCATTGGGATAGCCGTTCATCTCGTACTTGATCCATGCTTCAAATTCGTCGAGGTCGAGTTTGGATGCTACGGTTTTGGCGTGTCGCAGTAGCTCTGTTATGCTGGTCTTTTCTGAGCGGGCGAGTTCCTGGAGTTCAAGAATTGCTGATTTCGGCGGCATGAGATGCTCCTTGCGGGATTGTCGAGGTTGGCTGTGTGGTTTCTGTTTTTCTGATTTGATATATAATCATGAGCAGGGCGGAGGGGAAAGGCCCTTGTTGTGAGTGGCCGACCGCGCGGGTCATTTCCAGAAGTCGCACGCATTTACCGGGGGCACCCTTTGACCCGGTGGCGCTGTGACCGTAGAAGAGACCCAGTCCGTGCTGTTCGTAGTCGGCTCCCTGCTTGGATCGGCGAGCGTCGGTGTCCTCACCTGGGCCGCGAAGCCCCTGGTCGGTGAGATTCGCTCCCTGGTCGAGAAGGTCGCCCGTCAGTACGCGCGCATCAACGCTCTCGCAGTGGAGTTGGGCGCCTTGCTGCGTTGGCGCGACGAGTTCGCCGTCGGCCTTCCCATTCAGGTCCGGCAGGCCGACGAACTGGAGCTGCTCCGCATGACCCAGGCAGGGGCGGGGGATTCCCGATGGCTCTCTCCAACTTCAAGCGGGTCGACATTGACCGCGTCTATCTGCCTCTGTCTACCTGCCGCTCGTGTCGGTCGCTTTGTAGGCCGTCACGGGGACTATCCTATCAGTATATTGCGTTTGCTGTTTTGGGGCCAAGGCCACAGTGTCGAGCGTTCTATGCGAGTTGTCAGGAGAGTGACACACTGAGTGCCGCACAGAGCATCGGGCCGAAGGTAGTCCACACCTGCAATACGTCAGCGCCAAGGCCCAATGTCTCTCGCAATAGCCAAAGAATGTGCCTGTGGATAGTTTTGGGTTGGCGCTGCTCCGCCGGGAGAGCGCATTGCTCGGCTACAAATGCTAGTTGCTCGGTGGCTTCGGTCTTCTTTTCGGAGGCGAGTGTCTTGCTGCTGGAGATGGCATTTGCGAGTTGTGTGAGTGCTTCGCCTAGCTGGGAATCGCTGTTCTTGACTGCTTCGATTGACTTGAAAAGCCGCTGATGAGTCCGTGCGTCGCCTGATGCTGCCGACACTGCTGCTCCCGGTGAGTTATTTGCCGTGGCGAGATTGGCGTGATCGCCTTGAATGAGTGAGCCAAAGTTGTTGATGGTAACCATTTGGGCGATTTGACGATCCTTCTGTGTAAATATCATCCCCTCTCCGGCGACACCCTGCTTCTCAAGCCTTAGCGCCCAGTCGAGCACGTTGTCTCGAACGGCGTCAGGGATTGATGCAAGGCTTGAGGTGGAGTAGCGCCGAACGAGTGGAAGCCTATGGGATACTTCCTCGGGGAGTTTTGCCTGTTCTTTTGGACTAAGTTCGCTTTCGAATGTCGGGCCGGTAGTTGTTTGTAGTATATGGAGGATTTGGCTGATGGGGTGTGCAAGAGAAGTTCTTGAGAAATATTCGACTAGGTGGGAATCATCCTTGAGTGCGATGGGGATTCTTCCTTGGATAAGATCTGTGGACATTAACTTGGAAGATATTGTTCGGTATTCAGGGACTTTGATGGCGTCTGGATAGCCATTCATCTCATGTCGAATCCATTCCTCGAATTCGTCGAGCCCAAGCTTTGAGGCGACGGCCTTTGCGTGCCGAAGCAGATCCGTCACACTCGTTTGGGAGCGCGCCAGTTCTTGGAGTTCTAGAATCGCGGATGTTGAAGGCATGGGATTTCCGGGTATTGGCGGCATCAGGGGCTTGCCGAAGGGGCGTCCTTGCTATTCTCGGAAGCTAATCACAGGTCGTGTGGGTTGAGTAGGGCAGGACTCCGTTACTGGGCGCGGAGCTTCGCACCTGTGGCGCGATGGGCCACGCTCTGAAGTCGCACGCATTTACCTGGGGCACTCCTAATCCCCGGTGATGCCGTGACCGCAGAAGAGACCCAGTCCATTCAGCTCGTAGTCGGCTCCCTGCTCGGAACGGCGGGAGTCGGTGTCCTCACCTGGGCCGCGAAGTCCCTTGTGGGGGAGATCCGCTCGCTCGTCGAGAAGGTCGCCCGCCAGGACGAGCGCATCAACGCCCTCGCGGTGGAGTTGGGTGCCTTGCGGCGGTGGCGCGACGAGTTTGCCGTCGGTCTTCCTGTTCAGGTCCGGCAGACGGTGGAGTTGGAGCTTCTTCGCAGGGCCCAGGCCGCGTCGGGGGATTCCCGGTGACCCGAGCCAACTTCAAGCGGGTCGACCTTGACCGCGTCTACCTGCCGCTCGTGTCGGTCGCCCTTCAGGTCGTGGCGCGTTGCGATGCCCGTGGCGCGAGCTATGTCGCGACCTACGGCTTCCGTAGCCTCGAAGAGCAGGTTGAGCTGCGGCGCTCTTTCCTCGCGGGCATGGGCGGCAAGGCATCATCCGCAGGCTTGTCCGCGCACAACTACGGCCTCGCCTTCGACTTCGTTTGTGACGCGAGCCCGCGACCTGGCGTGCAGCCGGATTGGCGCGAGTCGGCTTACCGCGTGCTGGGTGAGGAATCCACGAAGGCGGGGCTCGTCTGGGGCGGCAGGTTCGGCGACTCCCCCCATGTGCAGTGGCCGGGCTACGTGAGCGCGCTTCAGCTCACGCCGCTTCGCACCCTGGTCCAACAGAGTTCCCTCGCCGACGTGTGGGCTCGCCTCGATGCCGAGCGCCTGTCGCCGAAGTGGCGTGCAGCAAACCCGAAGCTCGCGGCCGAACTGGAGCGGCTGGGCTTCTAACCCGGAGGCAACATGGTTGACGCTGGTGCAGTCGGGCCGAACCCCGAGCAGTTCGAGGAGTTCGCGCGCCTTCTTCTCGATGCCGTGACGAGTAGGAACTACGCGCTACTCGCCGCCCTGGTGGTGGTGGTGCTCGTCTACCTGCTGCGGAGGTTCGGTGGCGGGTTCGTCCCGTTCTTCAATACCGACAGGGGCGGCGCCGTTCTCGTGCTTGGCGTCTCCCTCGCCGGAGCGGTAGCGAACGCGCTCGCTGCGGGGGCTCCGTTCTCGTTGGCCCTGATGCTGACCGCGCTGCAAGTCGCCCTGACGGCCGCTGGTGGCTTCACCATCTTCAAGCGGATTCTGTTCGGGAGCGCCGCCATTGCCCGCGCCGAGCTGGCGGGCGCGATTGCCGCTGGGCAGGTCGCGGAGAAGGCCGCAGCGATTGCTGTGCTGGAACAGCTCGACACCCGGGGCGACAAGTGAAGCTCGGCGCGCTCGTGCTGGCTGTGCTGCTCGCGCTTCCCGCGTCGGGCTCGGAGGTCATCAGCGTCGAGCGCGCGCAGCTCTTCCCCGATGGAGGCACGGCAGCCGTAGAGGTGGAGGGCGGCTGCTGGCTGTCGGAAAGCCGCTGCATTCGAACCGCTTCGGAGATTGCGCGGCTGCGCGCCGAGAACGAGTCGTTACGCCAGCAGGCCGGGGACGTGTCCTTCACGGTCGCCGTCGTGGCCCTGCTTGCTGGGCTTGGGGCCGGGTTCGCCGTTGCGAAGCTTGCGAACCGATAGTGGGCGGCTGCGGAAGCGGCGCGGTCGGTCAGGGACCTCGCGACGCCGTGAACTACGTACTCACCACAGCCGCCCGGCTGCCTTCATACCTAGGCGGGACCAACAAGCCAAGAGTGGGGCAAGGGTGACCGCTCACCACACGGGGCGTGCTGACCTGTAGGAAATAGGCCCACTGCGCCAGTATCCGCGATGGTAGCTTCCTGCTCTGGGAGGTCATGCGCCCTTGATCCAACCGGTCAGATTGGCCCTTGCACTAGTTCTCGCGTGGGGGGCTGCGACGCCAGCCATGGCGGAACAAGCGGAACGAGCGAAGCGGGACCGAGCGGTGTCCGTTGCAAACAGCCCTACCGATCCACATCCTGTCGTCCGAGTGGCGCGCGACACGCCGACGCTCTTCCTGTTCCCCGCTCCCATCAACCGGAAGACCCTTACCTTCGACGAGTCGCGGATTCGCGTTCTAGACGCCGGAGAACGGTCGGTCATCGTTCAGCCAGTGGCAGACCTTGCCGAAGGTGAGCGCTACGAAGTTGGGGTCTTCTTCGCGGATGGCAGGGCACCCACGCGAGCTGCCTTCTCGCTGGTGACGGACCCGGCTGAAGTGGACATTCAGATCAATGTTCAGCGCCCCGAGATGACAGCCGAGGGATGCCCGGTTGACGAACCGCGAATGCCCAGACCTGAAGACTTCGTGATGCTGGGGTATGTCGACAAGGAGGGCGTAACGGCAACGCTCATCAAGGGACGTGGAGATGCGGCACAAGGCTTCGCTGTAGTGTCCGCGGTGGCCTATCGCGGACAGGGGTGGGTTCTTGTGGATGCGGAGATACGGAACAACCTCGGGCAACCACCTTGGGTGCCGCGAGTAGCCACGCTGACTGGACGCGTCGGACTGCCGCTAAAGGCGCGCATCGTAACAGTTGATTCGGGCGCAATGCCTTCAGGCGGATACGGCCGAATTCTCGTGGTTGCCGAGACAGCAAAGTTGAGTGCAAGCCCTGTCTTTACTCTGGAGGTGGTGGGGGACGGTCGCACTCTCACGATTCCCAATGTGAGGTTGCCAAAGGCTGCTTCCGGGGGAACTCCATGAACGTCATTCCGTTGTTTCCGCCCCCTGGTACGACCATCGACGGATGGAGTGTTGTTCGGGAGCTTGGAAACGGAGGGTTTGCCGTCGTCTACCTCGTCGAGAAGCACGGTCGCAGATGCGCGCTCAAATTGGCGCGTCACCGGGATTCGAGTGGGGACGACAAGCAGACTCACGCGCGGACGCTTCGGGAGCTTTCGGCACTCCTCCTCCTGGACCATCCGAACATCGTCAAGCACCGTGGGTATGGATACTCCGAACAGGGGAATGTCTACCTTGCGCTCGAGTACGTAGAGGGGTGGACCCTTGCCGAATGGGCAGAGCGTAAACACCCCACGGTTCAAGAGGTCTTGCAGGTCTTCGATAAGGTTTCCGCCGCGCTTTCGTACATGCACGGCCGTGGCGTCCTGCATCGGGATTTGAAGCTGTCCAACGTTCTAATTCGGAAGAGCGATGGAGAGCCGGTCGTTATCGACTTTAGCTGTGCGAGCTACTCGTTGGCTGAAGAGCTGACGGATTGGGGCTTGCCGCCGGGAACTGACCGCTTTCGTGCGCCGGAACAGTTCACATGGCTCCGGGAGCACAAGGCCGAACAGCGAGCGAAGTACGCCTTCCAGGTTGCGGACGAGATTTTCGCCGTCGGGGCAATGCTCTATGAGTTGCTGACTGACCCCCGACCGACGGAGGTTCAAGCGCGAGTTACGCTCAACAGCACCGTCATGAAGCCGCCTCCTGCTCGTGCGTTGAACGTGCGTGTTCCAGAAGCGCTGAACGACCTCGTTGATTGCATCCTGTCGCGTGACCCGGCCAAGCGCCCCGTCGACTCAGAGGCTCTACGTCGTGAGCTGGGCGAACTCCTGGCCTATTCGAGTGCGGAATTCCTATGCCCGGTGCATCCGCCGTCCGAGCAACGGAAGCCGGAAGCACCTGAGCCGGTGCGCCCTGCCGTAGAGGTGCCGAACTCGCCAGATGCCCTTGAGCGTGGCCCTGTGCGGACTGGAAGGGGCCTCATGGCGGGAGTGGCTACTCTCATCTCGCTAGTAGCAGTCGGGGGCTTCTTGCTCGCCCGAGGGGAACCCACGGAGACCGGGTCGCAGACCATCGCTGGTGCGCCGCGCCCGCCGAGCCCTCCTTATTCGGCGCCGCTCACGTCGTCTGCCCCTGCTATGTCACCTCCTAGCCCCCCGCCTGTGCTGCTGACGGGGCCTGTAACTGCCGCTCCGAAGGAAGGTTCAACCGTGAAGACGACTCCGTCACCCGAGGTCCCACCCCAAGGACGCCAGTCACGCGGGAGGACGAAAGCTGCCGCAGCTGCCGACTGCGCGACGATGACGCTCGTTGCGGCTCTCGCGGCGGGTTGCCCCAGTGCCCAAATTCGGCCCGAGGCGTTCACTTGCCCGGCTGGTGCGGAAGAGTCGATGCGGGAGGATCTCCGCTGGAAGGTAAATCAATCGTTCAGCCTCACCCTCAATGCCCGTCATGGTCCGGAAGACGTTGTTTGGTTCACTGCTGGTGCAGACGTGGTGGGGGTGGTTCCGAAGGGAGTTCGTTCGGTCCAGAATGCGTTCGCGCCGCCCGGGACGCACTTCTACGGCAAGGCATATTACCTATCTGACCGAATGGGCCGCTCGGACGGACCCGCGCTGGTCATCCGCTACGACCGAGTGAGGTTACCGGGGCAGGATGAGCGCCCCGTGTGCTTCGTCGTCGAGGCCCACTCTGAAGGATACAGTGACGGTCGAGTGAAGGCGTTCAACTCAGGGGGCGGCTACGTCGTGGATCGCTGGCCCTGAGCGCTGGGGTACGTAATAGGTAGGGGGACGATTTCGGGGCGAACACGCCATTTCGACCCCATGACCTGTGAAGGCGTTCTCTCGAACAGATGCCGCAGGTAGCGTTTTCCTCGTCGCGTTGGTTGCGAGTTCGCACACGAGGAGCAACGGCATGTCGAAGGCAATCGAGTTCAAGATCCCACGGGGGGCGATCCTCTTCTCGGCGGGCGGGGTCGGCTACGAGTACCGCGAGGACTTGGGGCCGACTCACCATGGGATGTCCTTGTTCGTAGCGCGGCTGCGGGCCACGTCCGGCGCGCCGCGTGGGAAGGTGCTGCTCAAGGCGGTTCCGGCGCCATCGGAAACGGAAGGCGACCGGGTCATGCGTGCGCGTGCGAAGCTCGACGAGCAGGTTCGCCTTGCGACGTTCCTCAAGCACCCGGCCATCCTCAAGGTTCATGGACTGCACAAGGTCGAGGGCTATTGGTACGTCAGCACGGAGCACCCGGACGGCCACTCCCTGAATGAGCTGCTGACGCTCGTCGGTGAGAGTCAGCGATGGTTCTCGCCGCTCTTCGTGCTCTATGTCGGTGTCCAGGTCGCAGCGGCCCTTGAGCACGCGCACGCCGCGAAGGACGCGCAGGGACGGTCACTCAACATCGTTCATCGGGCGGTCGACGTTGAGCACATCTTCGTCAATTGGGATGGGACGGTTCAGCTCGCCGACTTCGGTCTCGCGTTGTCCGACTTGCCGGGGCGAGTCGCTTCATCCGCGCGCGGCCCGTTGGGAGACCACTTCTACTCGTCACCGGAGATGCTTCTAGGGGGGAGCGTCGATGCGCGCTCCGACCTCTTCACTCTGGGCGTCGTGCTGCTCGAACTGGCGACGGGGAAGAACCTGCTCTTTTGCCCCGACGACATCACGCCCGAAGTCATGGGCTCGTTGTCCACGAAGAAGCGTCGGCGGGTCTCTCGGGCAATCAAGCGGGCCACGCTCACTGGGGCGCCGCCGTTGGTGTCCGACGCGATTTGGCGTGCGGCGACCCTGAAGGCCGCGGACGTAGATGCGATGACCGAGGGGCTTCCCCAGGGGCTACGCGTGACGCTGAGCCGGCTACTTCGGGTTGCCCCTCGTGAGCGTTACCAGTCGGCGGGGGAGCTGGCGGCCGACCTGAGCGCCTGGCTTGGCGGCACCTTCACGAAGTCCGACGCCGCAACCGAGTTGAAGGCGCGGGCTGCTCAGGCAGAAGAGGCGCTGGATTCGATGGTGCTCATGCCGTCTCGTGGTCGCGGCAAGCGCAAGCCGGATGACGTGACGACGGCCTAGTCATAGGACCTCCCCTCCCAGGTGCTTTCGGCTTGCTGGTGGCGCGGAGCCGGTCCAGGATCCTCCGGCTGGTCTGGTGTTGTCACTGGGAGTGAAGTGCCCCCTTTGTCGCGGCGGGGCGAGTAGGGACATCGTAGGAAGCTGCTTTCGTTCCTACTATTTCCCTACTGAAGAGGGTCAAGGGGGGCCAGTAAGCACCTGAAATCACTGGGCACGAGTGGCGGAACTGGCAGACGCAGCGGACTTAAAATCCGCTGGCCCGTAAGGGCCGTCCGGGTTCGATCCCCGGCTCGTGCATTGAATTGTTCAATGATTACGTGCAGTTAGGAGCGGCCTCCTTCCATGTTGCACGTATGTCGCACGGCAGAGCGAGAGGCCGGTCCAAAACGGCGACTGCCTCTCTCCGAGTGTCGGGGCTCAGGTGGGCGTAGCGATTCGTCATCTCGATGGTCGCGTGCCCCATCAGCTCCTGAATCACCTTCAGCGGGACACCCCTCATCGCGAGATGGCTGCCGTAGGTATGGCGCAGATCGTGCCAGCCGATTTGCCCCACTTCGCGGGTGATGCCCGCCGCCCGGAGGGCGCGACCCAGCGGTGCCGCCATCTTGCCCTTGGTGAGTGGCTGCCCGTCCTCCTGACAGAAGACGAACCGCCCCCGACGGTGCCGGTGGCCGTTGAGCGCATCAACCACGGAGGCGGGCAAGTCGACCGTCCGTTCACGCCCACCCTTCGGCAAACCCTCTATCCCGCGCCAAATGGTCCTGCGAACGTGAAGCAGGCCCCGCGTCAGGGTCAGGTCGTGCCACTGGAGCCCGATCAGCTCCCCCTGCCGAAGCCCCGTCTTGATGGCGACGCGCAGCAACGTGCGCCATTCGGGCTCAGCGACGGCGAGAAGCTGATCCGCTTCCTCAAAGCTCAGGAAGTCGAAGGGAGGCTTCGGTAGCTTCCCGAAGGGCTTTACGCGCGGCGCCTGCCGGATGACCCCATGCTCTTCTGCGAGCGTCAGGAGCTTGTGAAGCACAGTCAGCACGTTGTTGATGGTCTTCAGACTCAGGGGCTTGGGTTCGCTACGCTGCCGCTTCCGGATGGCTCGCTTTGACGCGGAGTCCTTCCGCTTGTGAGCTGCCGACTTCTTCTTGCGCATGTGCGCCTTGAAGTCTTCGATTTCGGCCAAGCCGATGTTCGCGAGCGCCACCTTCCCGAAGAAGGGGAGGATATGGTCTCTGAGAATCTGTCGTTTGCTGTCGACGCTTGAGTGCTTGTTGTTGTTCTCGCTGTAGGTGAGGAGCCGCGGAGTGAAGTCCGCAAGCGTGATGGGGCTTTCCTCGCCGCACTGCTCCTTTCCGAAAGTCCCGTTGAGCAAGGCGCTGCGCAGCTCGCGTTCGTATTGCTCAGCACCCCGACGGGTCTGGACGGGCGAGAACTTCACGACTCGCTGTTTCCGTCCGTCCGCATGCTGAAACACGAAGTCCACTTGCCACGCCTCCTCAGACTTTCCTTCCTTCGTCGTCCACTTCCGCAACCTGGCGCTCATCGTCGACTCCAAAGCGCAGAATCGCGGCCCTTCCCGGAGGGGGACTCTACCAGCGCGGCATGCCGGATTCGCAGCGCTTTCCCGATGCGAACGACTCCCGGCACCTGACCCAGCCGAATCGACTCGTAGAGTGTCTTTCGGTTCACGCGCAGAAGTGCTGCGGCCTCATCGACCGTCAGGAACTCGGGAGTGCCTTCATTGCTATCAGGCATGGCTACCTCGGGAAGACTTTCCGGGGCGCGAGTCGGCCGACGACGTGAAGGCCGATGCCGACGGCATCCCAAACGTTGTGGTGCTTGTCCTGGGCACGCGGGAGCTGCACCCGCCGGTATTCGTGCGGTCGCTCACCGAGGCGCGCTTTGATGCGCTCGACCATGACGTCACCGTCGAGCGTTCCCTTCCACTCGCGGGGCAGGAAGCTGCGCTCACCCGTCGCGCGAAGCTCACCGGCAACCCGGCCGACGACTCCCGCGAGTTCAATCAGGTCGTTCGGGTCGCCCTTGCTCTTCCCGGCCGTGTAGACCTGGGGGCACTCGCTCGCGACGGTGACGGAAACAGCCACGCCAGCGGCCCTGAGAGGCTCCAGGAACGACGAAGCGAACGCGGCGACCCCTCCCGCCATGCGCGACCATGCCGCAAGCCCACGGGCCTTCCGCTCGGGATTCGTGGGCATGCCCGCCGCGAGCAGCTCGCCCGAGTCCAGGTCGAAGATTGCGACGCCGCACTCGCGAAGCCCGGGGTCGAGCGCCACGAGTAGATTTCGAGTCGTCAGCATCAGCGGGCCGCAAGCATGAGGAGAGGGGAGGCCGCTTCACCTTCAATCGCGGACATCAGCCGCAGCTCGTCGAAGTCGGCGACATCGAAGGTGACTGCGTCGTCGAGGTCCGCGTCGAGATACGGGCAGAGGGCGGGCGGGAGCTGTTCGAGCGCGTCGGTTGTCTTGGCCATGCGTTGCACCTGTTAGGGAGTGCGTGTGCTCCCTAAATGGGTGCGGATTTCGGCCGTGGTTCAGGCAGCGCGCTTTGTTGGTGGCTCCCAGACGAGCAGCCGCTCGGAGCTATCGCGCACGGTGGCGACGTCCTTCGACATGATGCGAGACAGCGCGGGCTCGGCTTCGATTGCCGGTGCCAGGTCGGGAGTCGTCTCCTTCATCGCCTCGCGCATCAGGTACGCCTTGCGCTCGGCGGCGTCGTGCATCCGCTGGGCGTCATCGGCGAGTAGCTCGCTAATCAGCTCGTCATGCACCATGAGGACGAGTCGCGAGCCGTAGAGCGGCGAGCGGCGGTCGACGTACATCTCGCGGCTGACGCGCCACATGGCGAGCTTGCACCCGACAGCGCCGAGCCCCTGGAATGGGGTGTTGAGAATCTGAGTGTAGCCGCACCCACCGCGCAGGATGTTGGCCCCCGGAATCATCACGTCGGCAAACCCGCGCCCGTAGGTGCGTGACTTCGCCCGGTGCTGTAGCTCGCGCTGCTCGGGCCACGCATTGAGCCACTTCGTGTCCAGTTCCTTGGCGACTTCGACGCAGGCCCGGCAGACCATCTTCGGCTGGCGCTGCACGGTGATGACGACGCGCTCGATGCCGCAGACGTCTGCGCGCTTCGCCAGCAGGCAGAAGGAAACCCGGTCCTTCGCGCGTGCGTTGTAGACGAGCGAGCCGCCCGTCATCCCGCCGCCCTTGCCGAAGTTGAGAATCTTCGCGAGCTGGCGGAAGGCGACCGCGAGGGGCTCTTTCGCCTTCACCTTCGGAAGCAGCTCGTCGTAGCTCGCCCCGAGGAATTCAGCCGCGGCAAGGGTGTGGACGTCGAGTCCACTGTTCAGCGCTTCGGCCATCTTCGAGAAGCCGAGTTCCCAGATGGCCCGCTGAGCCATGGTGCGAAGCTCAAGCCCGCCGTAGTCGACCGAGCAGTAGACGAAGCCGGGCCGCGCCTCGTGGACCTCACGGATGCCGCCCTTCTGCGGGAGCTGCTGGTAGTCGCTCGACACGCGCGTGGTGCTGACGAGCACGTTGAATCGCGGATTGATGGGGAGCGAGGTGCCCGCTTCCACGACGTCCAGGTAGGTCGACTTGTACTTGTCGACGCGCCCGCTCTTGCCCAAGTCCTCGAGGAGCGCGTCACCCGAACCGAGCAGCGTGTCACGGTCGGTCGCGACCTGGCCGTCCGGAAATCGGTCGCTGGGCGCGGTGATGGGCGGCTGTCCGTCGTAGGCGGCAGTCACGAGCGCCGCGAGGCGCTTCGAGTCTTTGGTGCCATCCTCACGGTAGATGCCCGCCGCCTGGAACTTGGCGCGGTTCTCTCCCCACTCCCGTTCCACCCGCTCCCGCAGCACGGCGACCGAGTCACCGTTCGTTCGGAGTCCCCAGATGGACGCAAGGTGGAGCGCGAAGGCGGCGCGCATCTGCTCGGCTTCGGCATGCAGGTTGCCGCCGTTGGGTGTCTCCCGGGCTACGGCTTCCTGCCGGTAGAAGACGTCGAGCGTGTAGCGAGCGTCGCGCTTCGGGTAGTCGGCCGCATCCTGGGGCCAGCGCTCGACAGGCACGCCGTCGAGTTCCGCGTAGCGCAGGCGCCATGCCTTCGGGTTCTTCTTGTCCTCGCTGATGTCGAGCCCGAGATGGCGCTGCACGAGAAGCGCGAGCGGGTAGCGGGCGCCTTCGTCATCGTCGAGCTTCCGGCCTGTCGACGGGTCCACTCCGTACAGGCCCCGGGCAATGTCGATGAGGGCTTCGCGGACCTGGACGCAATGCAGGCGGCCGGCTTCGAGCGCCGCGAAGATGAGCGCCACGAGGCTCGGGTCATCCGCCGCCATGACGCCCAGGTCGTAGGCGAGGTTTGCGCCGACAAGGTCCGTGTCAGGTGAGGTGATGGCCTCGCGAAAGAACTGCCGGGCTTGAGCCTTGTCGAGCAGTCGTTCACTGCCTGGAGCTGCCGCCGCGATGCTGCCGCACACGAGAGGGGGCGCGAGCAAGCCGGGCTGAATCAGCCACGTTTCCGTGTCGAAGGACCAGACATTCATGAAGGCTGCCTTTGGGAATGGGAAGGCGGCCCGTGACGTGGGCCAGCCGCCGACGGAAGCGCGCCGTCAGTCGCCGCCCGGTATCAGGCGAGGGCGTCGGTGAGCGCGGGGAGCTTGCTCGCCTTGCGCGCGTGCTCAGCCTGGGAGAGCTGCTCGTCGTTCAGCTCGACGTGCGACCAGCGATAGCCGCTGATGACCTTCCCGGCGTGGCCCTCCTTCGCAGGGAGCTGCTTCGGGAAGACCTCGCAGCGAATCAGGAGGTGGGTGCCCGCCTGCCGCTCGTCGAAGAACTTCTTCAGGGCGGCCGGGTTGGCGAACTCGTACTCGTCGGCCCCCACGAGCGTCATCAGGAAGGACTTGAAGCGTCCGCCGCCGCCCTTCTTCTGGTCGCTCAGGTTCTCGACGTAGTCGACCGTCTCGCCCGGTCGGCTCGGAGTCTCGTCACCCGCGAGGGGCTCAGACTCGCGAACCTTCAGCTCGGCGATGGCCGAGTCGCCCTTGAAGCCCTCCTTTGTGCGGATGACCTCGACTTCGAGCAGGTAGCGACCGAAGCGCGGGTAGCGTCCGCCAGCCGCAGCCTGCGCGGTGGCAATCTTCGTCAGTGCGTTGTTCATGTTACGTGGGCCCTTCGACTTGGGTTACGTCAGCGGCGAAGTGCGCTGACCCCACGTAAATGCGTGCGGATTTTGGGAGTGGTTCGATAGCACGCGCCCAGGTAGGTAGTCGTAGGAGGCGAGGCGAGGCGAGGCGTAGTCGCGAAAAGCCTGCCCCAGCGAATGGCCATCTAACCCAGACTCCGTGCGCCCGGGATTTTAACCTTTGTCATCTGTGATTTGCGTGACGAGCCACTTGAGTTGAGCTTCCGCGCGGGCGACGACTTGGGCGTACGAGGCGACCTTGAGATCGGTCGGCATGTAGTTTGTGTTCATTTGGGGTGATGTTTTTCCTCCTATGACAAGTATCTCAAGGGGCGTGAAATGAGCAATGAGTGTGTCTCGGTATTTTTCTGCCTGACTTTGGTCGTCACGCGTTAGCGAGTGTGAGGGGCGCTTGAGCTCAATCAGCAAGTGCTTTTCGTCGATGGTGTTGCAGATGAGGAGGTCCGGTCTTTTGTTCCACCTGTCTGTTAGGGCTGCGCGGTCAATAAATGATTCAAGAATACTTGATAGGGTTTTGTTGGATGCGTAGAGCGCATAGGTCGGCCCTAGGATCCAGAGGTTCTTTTCGATGATGACATGCATCTGCTTTTCTTCGGTTGCAGAATCTAGCATCAACTCAGTTAGTTCCCGCAGTACGGCAAGACGCCCTCGAGCTTGTTGAGCCATGAAGGCCATGTCCGTTATGCCAAAGTCAACCAGTGCATCGGCAAAGCCAGCGACATCGCCCAGCTTGGCTTTTTGGATGGAGTTCAAGACCACCCAGTATTCATCGCGTTCGAGTGCTTCCAATGCTACGGAGATGATGGAGGTAATTCGTTCCTCCGACTCTCCGAAGAACTTTGTAAGAATCCGCTCGATTGCTTCGTGTGCCGCTTTCTTCCGATGCTCCGGAAGACGTTCCAGAGCCTTTTTAATCTCTTTGGCGTTCCTTGCCTTTAGGAGATTGATTTCGCGAGCGAACTCCTTCTGGAGTCGCTCCTTTAGTGCCCCCTGAATGATGTTCTGTACCTGCGCATATGCTCGGCTATTCTCGAAGAAGTCGCCAAAGTCTGGGGTTGTGTCGCCGAGGAGCCCATCAGCTTCGACTTCACCAAAGACCCTGTTGAGCAGTTTGCGTGGAATCGTGGGGTCGGAATCTAGTCCGCAAAACGTGGGGCGTCCGACGATTTTCCCTCCTACTCGGATAGAGATCCCTGGGTTTTTAATCTTTGTTGGCTTGTCTCCACTTGCGATGCGTAGGTTTAGGGCGATGGTGCCGATGTCCGGAGTGTTGAACGTTCTCTCGAAAGGCTTTCCGGGGATGGATGTGATGTTGACAGGAGTGTCATTGATGAAGATTTTAAATCCGGGAGCGCGTGCGTATTCTGCTGCCAGCAATTGGCGTAGTTTTTCGGTGGATGGGGCAGAGAGTCTCTGGTTTAGGTTGGTTAAGGTGACCTTGGTGCCATGTTCGGTGGCATTGCAGGTTTTTGTCGTCGAAGGGAGTTCGACCTTTTCGAGATGCCGCTTGGTATTTAGGTCGCCCTTCTGGATCTCAAGGCGGGTGTAGTCTCCCCGTGACCTTGTTTCGACGACCATTGTGTCTGCCACCATCAAGCCTGCAAATTTACCGATCCCTTTTCGACCTTTGACTTTGCGCCCAAATCGCGGAGATTCGTTTCCACGTTGGCTCCGGCGATCCTGTGCCACCAGTAGATACTCGCTACCTACTTCGCGATGGGTCATCCCAAGTCCATCGTCCGCGACGACGATCGGCCCCGCAGTGATTGCTTCATCTGGCATCGTTACGCGGACAACTTCGGCGTCCGCATCCCATGCATTGTCGATAAGCTCTTTGAGAGCTTGCTCAGTTGAGCGGTAGTTCTCCCCTAGAAGGGTTGCAAGGCGGGGGTCGACCTGGAAGCGGACAGTATTGGCCATGGGGATGGAAAATTGAAGAAAAGGTGAATTTTGTAATCCTAGCTTGGGGGCTCTCCATCGACAAATTTTGCCCTACTGTGGGTGTGCGAGCAGTAGCTTCTGGTGCTGTCCGTCGGTCTGTTGGATGAACCGCGCCCGCTCCTGGGCCGTGGCGAAGGCGGTCACGTAGTCCTGAGTGTGTAGGCACACGTCCACCTCGACGCACGGGGCTTGTTGGCCTGGGCGATGCGTGCGCGCGAGCAATTGCTCCCAGGTGGCGCCATCCGAGGGCGGTGTCACCACGAGGCTTCGAAAGAACTGCTGAAGGTTCTTCCCCGTGGCGTGTGCCTTAATGCTCGCCACCACGGAGCGCGTTCCTGTCTCACTGAGGATGGCCTCGGACGCTGCTTTTCCTCCTCCGTAGAACGACACACCCGCCGCCTTCGCGATGCGTTCACCTAGCTCCGGATATTCAACCCAGACGATGCCCACCCGCGAGCGAGCCCATTCCGCCGCGTCCTTCACGAGAAAGTCCGACACCCAAACGGCCTGGGGTTCGGGCTGCACGGCGGCATGAATTTCCGCCCACTCCGGCCACGTCGCCGCGTGCCAGACGGGCTTAGCGCCCTCGTAGGGTGGTGACATATGCGCGCGGATGGCCGCCTTAGTGAGCAGCCCTGGCGAATCCAGGTGCTCACGACGCTTGCCCTTCAGTTCCTCCCAGACTTCCTTGTTCCATGCCTTTCGCTGCGCGAACCACTTCTCGATCAACTCCGGAGGTTCGCCTCGCGGGTAGCGCCAGCGATGGTAAAAGCCGGAGGACAACTGGCGGGCGCAGGCCACGGACTGGAGCTGCTCTTGAAACTGCTCCCCGTCCGGGCGCTCCCCCGCGTGAGCCAGTTTGATGAGGGCGAGGAGCTGCGCGGGCACCGGGCCCGGATAGCGCGGACGGATGATGAGGGGCTTATCCAGTGCGCTCTCTTTCGTGGCCACCACACCGTGCGTCGCGTTGCGACGGCGCTGGTAGCCCTCGCGTACGTGCTCCCCTGGCTCGCACAGCCGCTCCAACACGCCAGGAGGGGCCACCACCCTGCCCGGGTCTAGGGCTGTCCCCCATTCCTCCACGACGTGGTGGGCCAGAGGCAGGGGCGAGCCCTCACCGAGCGCCAGCCGCGAAAGGTGCGCGTAATCCTTGATGCTCTTCGAGGCGAAGGTTCCGGAGAGTGCTACGAGGCGCGTCCGTGGGTGCTTCTCGAGGTAACGTAGGAATCGCCCTGTGCGCGCGGATTTCGGGTCCTTGAGGTTGTGGGCCTCGTTGAGGATTACCAGGTCCGGGCGGATGCGCTCTAGGAGGCCCGTGGCTTCTTGACTGGAGAGCTTGTTGTAGGTGACGACGTGGAGCACCGGCAGCCCCGCGCGAAACCAGCGGCCCCCTGCGAGGTTGGGCAGGCGCCAGTGCGCGCCGTAGTAATCCCATTCAGTCTCGAATTGCGGCAGCAGGTTAGCGGGGATGAAGAGGACTGCCACGCGACAGCCGGGCATCACCATGGGGGTGAGGAAGGAGGTCAGCTCCTTTCCATGGCCGGTGCCGATGGGAGCGAGCAATCCACCCACGCGCGCGGCTTCCAAGAGGGCGAGGCGCTGGATAGGGAGCAACGAGGACGGGCACCGCTTCCCGAGCGTCCCGCAAGTGCAACGCGTGTCGGCAGGGGCGCGCAGCGCGGCTTCCAGCGCGACGAAGTCGGCATCGCCGTATGTGCTCGCGAGGTCGCGGCGCGGAAGGCTGAGCACCCGTGCGAGGTCTGGCGACCAGCCCACGGGCTGTCCCTTCGCGATAGTCGAGCGGTCGCCAGCGAGCTTCGCGAGAGCTGTCGGCGCAGCGGTGGCGGGGCGCTCAGCGAAGGTCGCCGCGCCCGGGTGAATCCGGTGAAGAAGTTTCATGTTTGGGAGTGCTGGAGCCCCGCCAGCCGAAGCCGACGGGGCAGATGACGAGCGATTAGTGGACGCCACGAACGACCACGTCGAACGCCGGTTCGAGCGCCTCGACGATGACCTGCATCAGCTCCGACTGGGCGACCCCGAGCGCGACGTAGCTGCCGGGGGCGGGCAGCTCGGCGCGCGCCGCCATGGCCAGCGCCCCGCGCCACTTGCCGAACCCGAGCGCCGAGTCGGAGCCCGCGAAGCGCACGTCGTCGACGCCGCCCGCTTCGGCCACCTTGCGATGCATGGTGTCGACGTAGCTCGTAAGCGACTCGGGCGTCGGTCCGTCGAAGGTCGTCGGGATGCAGTCGACGAAGAGCACGCGCATTTCGCCCTTGGGCTGCTCGGACTCGGCCACCTTGCGAGGGCGACCGCGACGCTTCGGCGCGGGCTGCTCAGTGGCCTGGGCGACCTCTGGGGCCGTCTGCACGGGCGTAGGTGCGGGCGCGTCTGGGGGAAGAACGGCGGGCAGCTCCGTGGCGTTGCGCTCGACCGCGGCAACGGTAAGGGGGGCGGACTCGGAAGCCTTGTTGAGCAGCTTGTCGCGCAGGGACATCGTCTTGTTCTCTCCTGTGAGGCACTTCGCCATGAACGGACATCCGCCGTACTTGCCGCAGGCGGGGCCGTAGTTCGCGGGCACGTCGGAAGCGCGGGCGGCTTGCGCGTGCTCCTTCATCGCTTCGACCTGGGGCTCGACCTTTGTCTGCCACTCGCGCTCGACGTGCTCGGCGGGCACCGTTGCGACGACGGACGCGGCAAGGCGTTGTCCCCGAGTCTGGTAGTAGAGGTGTTCAAGCTCCAGCGTGCGCAGCCCCGGGAATCGCTCAACCTGGCTGAGCGCCCACGCGCCATAGCCGACCATCTGCAAGCCCGGTTCGGTGTCGGCGTCGGTGAGCTGTTCGGCGCTCGCGGCATTCGTCGCGACGTTGCTGGTGAACTTGTGGTCGGTGATGCGAAGGACGCCGTCAGAGGCGAGCCGTCGAGCGTCTACGAGGTCGATGAATCCGGTGAAGGGGATGCCGCCAGCCATCAGCGACGGTTCACCGTTCAAGGGCTGCTCGATAAGCAGGTCGGGACCGGGCGTGGGCAGAAGATGGGCGCCTGCCCTCGCGAACGTGCCCAGGACGTCTTCACCCGTCACTAGGAAATGCTCTAGCTGGGCGTGTCCTTCGGTGCCGACCTGCTGCGCTCCCGTGCTGGGCTCGGGGACGCGCATGACCTTCTGAAAGAACCATGCGCGCGGGCACAGCTTGTGGCGCTTGAGCTGGGAAACGCTCAGCCGCTGGATGACCCCGGCGATGACCGAGGGGCTGTTCGTGGGGGCGTCGAGAGAGGGAGTCACCCTCTCTAAATGGGTGCGGATTTCAGGAGTGGCGCGCTAGACGCTATGAATTCCTGGGCAGCCATTCATTGGCGCGCCTAGTATAGGTAGGGCTGGAACACTCCCAGGGCAGGTGCCTTCAATCCGGGAACTGTTCGTGCAAAGAGCGGACTCTATTTCGAAAGGATAGCCATGAGTGGCAGAGATACTAGGAAGCGCATTCTTTCCCGGCTCTACGTTGCGGCGGTGTGGGTGTCGCGCCCTCAGTTGCGGGGAGATATCACGGGCATTACCGAGGAAACGTTTGAGGCGACATTGGAGGCGCTTAGAGGGGAAAGGCTGATTGCACTAGGAAAAGGCCAGGGAGGCCGAGTTGCCCTCACCGAGCTAGGGATTCAGACCTACCTCGATGGCTACGATGATTCTGACAGCTATGAAGGGTTGGGGGAGGAAAAGAGCCTTTACCCTATTGTAAAGACAGCCTTGGAGGCGCGTAGTGGGACGCATGAGACGCTGTTTGTTGATACAAGCATGCTTAGAATGCGCCGCGGCCAATGGACCAATCCTGATCTTATGCAGATTTCGATAATTCGGCGTCCCCTCCTTAGGCAGAAGGCTGTTCAGGTGAGCAGTTATGAGGTCAAGCCATGGCATGACTGGAGTATTAAGGGTGTGTTTGAGGCCGCTGCCCATAGTGCTGTGTTTCACCGCTCATGGTTGATCTTGGAGTGGGCGCATGGGTTGCCATGGGATCCTGGCAGGTTCGAGCGTTGGGCCGAGCGGATGCTGTCAGAATGTGGACGATTTGGCGTAGGGCTCATGACTTTGCATCCAAAGGAGAAGGCGTTTTGCCTGCGAACTCATCTGCGCGCCAAGGTGGGGAATCCCGACGAGCAAGTGACGGAAGCGATGCTTGAGTATTATCTAGGAAAGAAGAATCTCTTGGCTGCATACAATGGTCTTGTTGATGCTGGAAGCGAGCAGTCTCAAGGTGCTGATATGCAAGACGGTGACGACTGATCGCATCCACGGTCAATTTAAGCAGAGCTTCAGCGTAGAGGGGATTGGGCCGTGTTTGGGTCTCTTTCCTTACTGTCGCTCGCCGCGCTTCTCCATGGGCGCGTTCTTTAGTTCGTCCGGGACGTAGTAGACGAGCGGGCGCTTCCCGTCTCCCATTCGGCGCTGGCCCCGGGTGAAGCCCAGCGACTTCAAGGCCGCGCCGATTTCCCGTGAGATCCGGTGGTCAACCTGCGCTTGGTGGAGCGCGAAAGCTTCGATGCCTACATGGAGAAGCGTCACGTCCGAGGGTCGCTTTTCGGGTGGCATCTCCAGAATCCACCGCAGGATGACCTCCTTGCGGCTGTCCCCCACGTTCTCCATCCGAAGCGCGGCCTGCTGCTCGGCTCCGGCCGCTTCCTCGTTGCTCAGCCACCAGTCCTCACCCTGGTGGAAGCGCACGACGGCTTCGGCCCAGATTTGGTCGCGGTCGCGCTTGAGGGCGTCGGTGTCGATGCGGCTGCACTTCACCGGCCAGAAGCGCCTCTGTCCCGTGGGGTCGCGCAGGTAGTCGTCATCGTTGGTTGTGCCGACGAAGACGCAGCGTCGCGGGGCCTGCACGTTGGAGCGTCCGTAGGGCGGCCGGTAGGTGTCCTCCGTCCGGGTGATGAACGCCTTGAGCGCCTGGTCCTCGCTCTTGCGAAACGTGCTCAGTTCCGCCAGTTCGATGAACCAGAACTGAGAGGCGAGCATGGCGCTGTCCCTGCTGGTGACGTCGATGGGCGCGTCGCTGAAGTACCGGCCTCCCAGGATGCTGAACGCCGTCGACTTTCGCAGGCCCTGCGGCCCCTCCAGAATCATCACCGTGTCGACCTTGCACCCGGGGCGCAAGGCACGCGCAACCGCCGAGATGGCGAACTTCGCGCCGACGGCCCGGAGGTATCGAGCATCCCCCTGGGCGCTGAAGTACGTCGCGAGCATCCCGTCGAGCCGTGGCGTTCCATCCCAGACGAGTCCCGCGAGGTAGTCGGCGACCGGGTCATAGCTGTTGCGCTTCGCGACGGCGAGGAGCTGCTGCGCGACGATGTGCGCCTTCGGCATCAGCCCGAGCCGCCCGTACTTGCTGAGCTGAATCCAGTTGGCCACCAGGACGTCGAGCGTCTCAATGTCCACGTTGGGGCCGAGCGGGCCGCCCTCCACCTCCAACTTCTTCGTGACCTCGTTGAAGCGGAAGACGCCGCGCCACTCGGGCGACTTGCCGAGGACGATGGCGACGTTCGCTTCACAGTTTCGAATCTGCCGTCGGGTGTCCTTCGTGATGTCGAGGAAGAGTTCCTTCATCCACGCATCGGGGTCGGGAGCGTCCTCCTCGAATCCCGGCCCGTCGCTCGACGCGGGATCAGGAGGGCGACTGCCCAGGGCTTCCCAGATGGCCGTGTTGTCGGCGAGCCGCCCCGCGTCACGAGCCTTCCGGCGCTCCCGGTGACGCCGCAGCTTCAAGAGGGCCTGCTCGCACAGGTGCTCCGTCCCGTCCTGCCAGTCCGTTGCAGCGAAGGACGCGCGGAACAGCTCAATGACGACGGCCTCGGGCGTGGACAGCGGCAGGACGAAGGCGGCGCACGACATGAGCGTGTTCAGTGTCGTGTCCTGCTCGCCGACGGGGGCCAGGGACTCACCGGCAAGGGCTCGGCGGACGATGGCGAGGTGCTCGGGTTTGCGGATGCGCCGCAGTAGGGCCCGCAGCCCGTACAGGTCGGCTGGTTCCTCGGGCTTCGCGGACGGCACCAGGGGCGCCATCGTGGGGAGTCCAGCCCGGGACATGGCGAGCAGCGCGTCGACGTCGAGGGGCGCTCCGTCTCCACTGGCCGCGTAGGGCTCCGCACCCGTGGGCGCGTCGGGCAGGTAGTAGATGCGCGCCAAGTCCTTCGTTGCCGGGTCGGCCGGAAAGTTGAGCATGCGGATGGCCGCCTCGCGCACCGAAGCCCATTCCCGGGGCAGGACGGCCCGAGACAGCGGCATGGCGAGCCGCAGGCAGTAGTCGTCGGGCGGGCGGTTGCTGTGCGTCGAGTGGAGGGCATAGGCCAGTCCGTTGCGCTCGACGGCGTCGAGGAACGAGAGCTGTTGCGCGTTGAGGTGGTCCAGGTCGAACACCGCCACCGTGACAGCGCGCACGTTCTCCGAGCGGCGTCGCTCGACGATGTCCACAGGGCTCCATGCGGGGCCATTCTTGCCGGGGCAGCCTCGCGGACAGGGCGACGTCGGGCACTGACTCCGACGGTGTGAGACGAGTTTCGCTGACAGTTCGGGCCACGACAGCTCAGCGGCCTGGGGGATGTTGTCCTGGGCGGACGCGTAGAAGGCGACCTTCAGCCGAAGGACGCGCAGGCGCGTGGTGTCGGGCGTGTGGCTCATGCCTGGGTAAATGGGTGCGGATTCTGCGAGTGGCTCAGTGAGGCGTGCGATGGAGGCGGGAGGCGTGTGGGGTACGTGCATGGCACCCTGTAAATGGGTGCGGATTTTCCGAATGGCCCACGGAATCGTCAGCCGGGCGGATGCGGCAGGTGGTGCGCGCCGCCGCTGGTAAATGAGTGCGGATTTCGCGAATGGCTCAGGCGTCGCGTCAGGGCGTCCGGCGTCATGCGGCACCAATGCGCGTTCCCCAAATCCTTAGCCTTCTCTATTACCTATCCTCCTTTCTACTACTCCATCTTTTCTAAAGAGAAGAAGGAGAGAGGATAGGAAGAGAGCTTGATTGATGACGGGGCGTTGATGCCTGCGCCGTTCACGGAAGTCGCACGCATCTACTCGGGGCATGCCGACTCGCCTTCTCCGCCACTTTCGAGCGTGCGTGAGCCGCTGACGGATTCCACACGCATTTACCGGGGGAGCGGCAGTGGTGCCGCAGGGCCAGCTTCGTGTGGCCCATTCCGGGCGAGGCGTTCAATCACCGTGTCTGAGACTGTCTGTGAATCGAGCGTTGTCGGCATGCGGCATGCTCCTGTCGGGGCGATGTCTCACGCAGCCATTTGTCGCAAGGGTAGTGCGAAAAAGCATGTTTCACACGGTGAGTATGGCCTTCGGGCGGCCCGGCAATCCGAACTCGTGTCCCGCATCCTGTCGGCCCGCGCGGGCGGCAACGCAGTGCTGGAGCGACGGTTGTCCGCTGAGTTGATCGACTCCATGAGACCCCTCATCCGGTGCATCGTCGGGGCCCTCTTGCCCATCGCGGGCTCGCTGTCGCCTGATGACCTCGCGCAAGTTGCCGCCATGGCGGTGCTTCGCGCGGTGTCCAAGTACGACGCCACGAGGGGGCGCCAGTCGTTCGGCCAGGTTGCCTACTTCCGGGCGCGGGCTGCTTGCGAACAGTACGCGCGCTTGCACGGCACCGACGTTCACCTGAGCGACGGCGGGCACAAGCGTCGCACCGTGCGTTCAATCCGTAGCAACGAACGCAACGTCGTCCGAGTCCACCGCATGGACATACCGTCTCATTTTTCGGACGGTGCTTCGGCCGATGCCTCATGGGTCGACGAGTTGGAATCCGCACTCCGCGAGATGTCGTGCCTGGACGCCGACGAAGAGACGCCAGAGGCAAAGTTGCTGGCGGCTGAGCGACGAGCCCTCGTGTTCGACGCCGTGCGACGGCTGGCCACTGAGCAGCGGGAGCTTGTTTCACGCGTCTTCGGTCTCAACCGCCCGGCGCAGTCGGTGCGCTCCGTGGCGGAAGCATGGGGCGCGCCGAAGAGTCGCGTCGACCGGATGCTCGCGCGTGCGCTGGCTGAGCTGCGCGAGGTGCTCGTCAGACAGGACCAGTAGCGTGCCCGTCATGCTGGCTTCGCGATGCTCCCCCTGTGCCGTGTGCTCACTCGCTATCGATCGAGGGGAGGTCATCACCTACGAGCGCGCGACTGGCGCTCGTCACATGGCATGCGCGGACGTGGAGGCGACGCGACGGCGGAACCTGTACGCGATGCCGTGTGACCTGTGCGGCCTGCGCCTATTACGTGGGCACGGCGAGCTAACGGTCGACGAGCGGCTCACTGATGATGGGGCATGGCAGCGACGCTGGCGGGCGTGGTGTGCAGATGTGCAGGCATGTGACGCACGCATCATTGCCAAGTGATCACGTTGAATCCTGAAACTGATTGCCGCTCCCCTTTGAAAATGGGAGAGCGAGCAGCCTGCCCATTGTCCCCACTCAGAGAGGGACTGAGTCGACCGTCTGGCAGATTATGAGTGGTGGCCCCTATCTATGCGTGATGGCGGTGCAGCCACCAGCGGACGAGGAACATGCCCAGTGAAACCCACAACAGGATAATGACAATGGCTGCCGCCCAGCTTGTTTTCTTCCGGCCCTCCTCGCGTTGAACCTGCGCCCGGCACTCCTCTAGGACGGCCGGCGGGATGAGCCTTCGCACGAGGAGAATGCCCAGCGGGAGCAGGACCAAATCATCCAGATAGCCCAAGACGGGGATGAAGTCCGGGATGAGGTCGATGGGGCTGAACGCATAAGCCACCACCAGCGCGGCCAGCAACTTCGCATGCCATGGCACGTCTGGGCGCCGCATGGCAATGACGAGCACCACCGTTTCGCGCTTGAGTTCTTGTGCTCGCTGTTTCCACTTCGCCCACTTGGTCATTGTCGAAGTCTACTCCGAGAGGAGCCGGGCTTACCATCTGAGCGGTTTATCGGTGGTGGCCCCCCGGCCTGGATTTTCTTTCTGCGGTGGATTCTAGGCTTGCTCGGAGCGCCCCCACTTTCGAAAAATTCTGAGAAAAACCGTGGGTCGATGCGTTTTGTTGAGCGCTCCCCTGAAAAACTTCGCGAAACCGCACGCATTTACCGGGTGTGGCGCGACCAACCAAACTCACTCCTGAGCTTCAACAGCAGATCTGCGAGCACTTGCGCTCGGGCCTCTTCCGTCGAGCGGCTGCGGGCCTCGTAGGCGTCGACGAGCAGACCGTTTCCCGTTGGTTTCACCGGGGCGCGAGCGAGGCGCGCGGGCTCTACCGCGAGTTCTTCGTCGCGGTGAACCGGGCTGAAGCGGAGTTCATGCAGGGGGCGACAGAGACTCTCCAGGCCGCCGCGACGACGAACCCGAAGCACGTCCAGTGGCTCTTGAGCCGCCGCTTCCCGGAGCTGTACGGCCGACGCGACAACGTCGAGGCGAAGAGCCCCGAGGACCAGGCCGCCGACACTGCCGCGCTGCGCGAGCTACTGATTGACCGGCTGGGGAAGTTCCTCCCGGACGAGCCGCCAGCGTCCCCGCCTGCCGAAGCGGCGCCGTCCGAGCAACTCGAGGACAAGGGGGCCAGCGATGCGTAGCCTTCTGTCGAAGGGCGCATGGGGGAAGTTCGCCGAGGGGCTCGCGCCGCACGAGTCCCCCGCATCCCGGATGGTGCAAACGGCCGGTTCCCGCGCTCAGCTCGCGAAGCTCTTCGGTGGGCTCGACGACAAGGAAGTCGAGCTGCTCGTTTACGACCTCGACTTCTGGGCGCGTCGCGAGCAGTCGCCCCCGGACAAGTTCTCGACGTGCTTCGTCATGGCCGGGCGCGGCTTCGGGAAGACGTGGTGCGGCGCGCGTTGGGTCATCAAAAAGGCGTGGCAGGCGAAGAGCGTCGGAGCCCTCATCGGCCCGACTGCGGCAGACGTGCGCGACACCATGATTCGCGGCGCGTCCGGCATCCTCGCCCTGTCGCCCCCCTGGTTTACCCCCAAGTACGAGCCCAGCAAGCGCCGGGTGACGTGGCCCAACGGCGTCTATGCCATCTGCTACTCGGCGGATAAGCCCGACCGGCTGCGCGGCCCGAATGCAGGATGGGGCTGGGGCGACGAGCCTGCGAGCTGGAAACACGACATGGCCGCGGTCGATCAGCTCCCGCTCGTGTTGCGCATCGGCTCGCGAGAGGACCCGCCGCAGCTCCTTCTGACGGGGACGCCGCGCCCGCTGAAGAAGATTGAAGAACTGCTCTTCGCGAACGCGGAGACGCAGGAACTCAAGCCGGGCGTGGTGCTTCGCACGGGCTCTTCACTCAGCAACGCGGCGAACCTGGCACCGTCGGCCGTGGCGAACATGCGGGCGCTGGCGAACACCCGCTGGGGGCAGCAAGAGGTTCTCGGCCGCCTGCTCTTCGACGTGCCTGGGGCCATCTTTGGCTCGGCGAAGTGGGGCCGTGTCGACGCCGACCCGCACGAGTACGCGCAGCAGCTCGACAGGCGCATCGTCAGCGTGGACCCAAGCCCAACGAGCGAAACTGGCTCGGACGAAACGGGCATCATCGTCGAAGGCTGCAAGTCGAGCGCGCTCTTCGGGGCCGACGGTGTCCCGCTCAAGCGGGTTTCGGTCCTGGCCGACCTGTCGCGCCGGGCCAGTCCCCGCGAGTGGGCGACGACGGCCATTCGGGCCTATCTCGAATGGGCCTGTGACGCGCTCGTCGTCGAGGTGAACACGGGCGGGGAGATGGTGGAGACGCTCATCAGCACCGTTGCCGGGGAAATGGGCGTGAGCGTCAACGTGAAGCCCGTGCGGGCGACGAGCGCGAAGAGCAAGCGTGCCGAGCCGGTGTCCGCCCTGGCCGAAGCGGGCCGCGTCGAGTTCGTCGGCACCTTCCCGAAGCTGGAAGCGCAGCTCAGCAAATTCACGGGGATTAACGGCCGAAGGGATGACAGGGCCGACGCCTTCTGCTGGGGCGTGCATGACCTGGTCTTCGTCGAACAGTTCTTCGCGGTGTGAGGTTCTCCATGGGGATGTTGGACAGGATGCGCGCCGCGCTTCGCGGTAGCGGCAAGCGCAAGGGAACGGGGCTGGAGCTGAGCCGTTGGGCGTCGGCCCCGCCGCGTCGGGAGGTGCCCGCGCTGCTCGCGGCCTACGCCGAGATGCCGTGGCTCGGCACTATCGTCGACACGGTGGGCGATGCCTTCGCGGACGTGACGTGGCGGGCCTTCACGCGGCAGGACCCCACGACGCGGAAGACGCTCGTCGACGTGTCGCTGCGGCGGGCCTGTGGCGACATTCGCCGGGAGCGGTTGAAGTCGCTCGTCGAGACGGGGGGCGCGGTGGAGCTGCCCGACCATCCCCTGTTGCGGCTGCTGGCGGACCCGAACGACTACATGACGGGCCGCGACTTCGCGAAGCTCTTCTGTCTGCACTACGACCTGACGGGCGAGTTCTTCGCCGTCGTCGAAGAGCTGGCGGGCGTGCCCGTGGGCCTGTGGCCCGTGCCGCCCGATTGCGTCCTCGCGCTTCCAGATTTGAGCAAGCCGAAGTCCGAGCGCACTTACACGGTGGCCGCTGGCGGACGGACGTTCCTCCTCCCTGCGGCGAGCGTCATCTTCGTGAAGCGTCTGAACCCGGCTGACCCACTCGGCCGCGGTATCGGCATCGCATACGCCCTGGGCGACGAGGTCGACACCGACGAGCACGCGGCGCGCTTCACAAAGAACGCCTTCTTCAACAACATGCTTCCGGGCGCCGTCATCGCGATTGAGGGCTTCAACGAGTCTCAGGCCGGGCCCGCGAGGGCCTTCAAGGAATCGCTTGCGCGTGAGTACGGGGGCCCCGCCAACGCAGGCCGGGTGATGATTACGAGCGGCCGGACGACGTTTGCCCGGCTCGACACGCCCTTCCGCGACATGCAGCTCGTCGACCTGCGCCGCTTCCTCATGGACTTCGTGCGGATGGTCTACCGGGTGCCGCCGGAGATTGTGGGCGACGTGACGAGCAGCAACAAGGCGACCAGCTACGCAGCGCGCGAGCACCTTGCCGAACAGGCGACGAAGCCGCGCGCCGAAGTCTTCCTCGCGTCGATGCAAAAGCACCTGGCGCCCCGCTTCGAAGACGACGTGCTTCTCTCCTACGACTCTCCCGTGCCTGCCGACCGTGAGCACCGGCTGCGGGTGATGGGGACGCTCCCGAGCGCCTTCACCTTCGACGAGTGGCGAGTCGAAGCGGGGTTCAAGCCTCACCCGGAGCGGCAAGGCTTCGCGGAGCTGCTGCCGGGGCAGAAGCCCAACGAGCCCGGAGAGACGCCGACGCCCGTTGAGGGCAGCTCGGCGGAAGCGCATGCCGAGGCGACGAAGGACGGCTGAGCCATCCGCAGAAGTCGCACGCATTTACCGGGGGCATGACTGGAACCATTACACGCTCCCTGCGGCTGAGCGCCGTTCGAAAGGACGCGGCGACGTTGAGCGCCGTCGAGTCCATTGGCGGACGACGCGTCTTCAAGTTCAAAGCGAGTGACGGCGACTTCGACCGCTACTCGGACCGGCTGAACGTCAAAGGCTGGCGGGTGGACGGCTACAACGCGAACGGCGTCGTCCTCTACAACCACGATGACGGGGCGAGCGCCGCGATGACGGGCGCTGAGCCGCAGTTGCCCATTGGGAAGGGGCGCGTCTACGTCGAGGGCGACGCCCTGATGGTGGACATCGAATTCGACGACGAAGACGAGTTCGCGAAGAAGGTCGAACGCAAGGTTTCAAAGGGCATCCTGAATGCCGTTTCCGTCCGTTACCTCATGCTCCCTGGCCAGTATCGGCAGAACGAGCGCGGCGGCTACGACTGCGACGCACAGGAACTGCTCGAAGTCTCCGTCGTGACGATTCCGGGAAACTCGCGGGCCGTGCGCTCGAAGTCCCTGGACGAAGCGCCCGACGACCTCGTTGAACGCATTGCGACGCGCGTTGTCGAGCTGCTCGACGCACGGGCCGAAGCGAAGTCGACCGACGAAGACGAAGCGAAGTCGACCGACGAAGACGTCGAGGACGAGCAGAAGAGCGAGCCCGACGACGAAGACGTCGAGGACGAATCGAAGTCGACGAGTGAGGAAGACGTCGAGGACGAGCAGAAGAGCGAGCCCGACGAGGACGAAGACGAGACGAAGGGTTTCAACGCCGCCGACGCCGCGAAGAGCTTCGTCGAGGCATTCAAGGGCTACATCCGAGGAGTGAAGGAATGACTCGCGAGCAAATCGCACAGATGGTGAAGGCGCTCGGCCCCGAGGTCGCGCGAGAGCTGATGGACGCCGCCGCTCGAAGCGCCCCGGGCCGGGCTGAGCCGGGCAACGCGCCGCGCGGGACTGGCGTCTACGCGAGCACGGAGAACTTCGGTGCCTTCGCGAAGAGCGTCATCGCGGCGGGCCGCCGCACCGGAGCTGCCGAACTGGTCGACGCCGCGAAGCGCTTCGGCAACGCCGACGTCCAGAAGGCCGTTCAGCTCAGCAAGTTCGACTCGGCCGGTGTGCTGGTGCCCATCCAGCAGAGCGGCGAAGTGATTGAGTTCCTTCGTCCCGACGCGGCGATGCTCAAGCTGGGCGTGCGCACCCAGACATTCAAGGGCGAGCTGCACATGGGCAAGCAGACCGGGACGTCCGTCTTCAAGTGGGTAGGGGAGGGCGAGACGGTGCCGAAGAGCGCGCCGAAGTACGGGAAGATTGTCCTCAAGGCGCACAAGGGCATGGTGCTGACCGACATCAGCAACGACTTGCTGCGCACGCCGGGCGTGGGTGACGCGGGCGTCGGCGAGGACATCCGGGCGACGGTGGCCGATGGCCTGGACGACGCGGGCTTCAACGGGGACGGTACGGGCGCCGCGCCGAAGGGGCTCTTCGCTCAGCTCGACGCCGCGCACACCTTCGCTTCCACTGGGACGACGGCAGCGGCCTACTTGGCCGACATCGACAAGGCCGTCGAACTGCCGCTGACGGCGCATGTGCGCATGGGCAACGCGGCGTGGGTGCTTCACCCGACGCGGGCGACGGCGCTCCTTCAGCTCCAGAATTCCGGCGTCTGGGTGTTCCGCCAGGAGATGCTCGACCGGGGGACGATTCGCGGCTTCCCCTTCGTGATGACGACCCGCGTGCCGGTGTCGCGCATCACCTTCTCGGCGGACTGGCGACAGTTCATCTACGGCATCGACGAAGACCTCATCCTGTCGGAACACGACGTCCGCGCCGAGTACGACGAGACGACGGTTCGCGCCATCGTGAAGGGCGACTTCAAGGTCCGCCAGCCGAAGGCGTTCAGCTCCATCACCTACACCTGAGAGGCCCCACCATGAACGCCAATTCCACCGACGCGGGCGTGCTCGTCGGCATTCGCCCCGGGACTGTGCCCGCCGCAGTGAGCGCGGGGACGCGAAACAGTGCCGCTGTCGACCGCTTCAGCTTCGACTCGTGCGTGCTGACGGCCTCGACGGGGGCAGCTACGGGCGCCCCGACAGCGCTGTCGCTGGCTGCGAAGCTCCAGGACAGCGCCGATGGCCAGAACGGATGGACGGACCTGTCCGAAGCCGCCATCGCGCCGCTGACGACGGCAAACGCGGTGGCCCGGGTCAACGTCCGGCTCCCTACGGCGCAGCGCTACCTCCGAGTCGTCGAGACGGTGGCCCTCACGGGGGGCACGTCTCCCACCCTGGGCGCCTCCAGCCTGATTGTCCTGTGCGGGCCGGACGAGATTCCCGCCACCTAGCGCCGCGCCATGCCTCATTTCCCGGGCCGGGGCTCCCTTTCCCCTGGGGGCCCCGGCTTCGTCGTTCCTACGCCGTCCTGAGCCCCTTCCATGGCCCGCCCGACTGACCTCTGCCTTGCCGCCACCGTGGCCGCCGACCTGGGCGTGCCCTCCGACTCGCACGTCGAGCGCTACGTCACTGCCGCCAGCAGTGCAATCGCGAGGCTGTGCGGCCGGGCCTTCGAGCGGGCCACGGTGACGGAGTACCCGGACAGCTACGGCCGCCCCTACGTCCTCCTGAGCCGCCCGCCGCTCGTCGAAGTCCTCCATGTGACGGAAGGGGGCGAGCTGCTCGACGCCACGGCCTATACCCATGCCGGGGACCTCGCGGCGGGGGGCCTCCTCTACCGGCTTGCCGGATTGTGGCCCGTGACGGCGCGCGTCGGCGGACTCGTCACCCTGACAGTGGAGATGCGGCAGGGGCGCCCCGATGCGCTGGCCGTGACGTACACAGGAGGCTACGTGACGCCGGGGCAAGTGGCCCTCGACGCGTCTCAGGGGCCCGTGACCCTGCCCTCCGAAGTCGAAGAGGCCGCCATCCTCGAAGCCTGCGCGCTGTACCGGGGCCGGGGGCGGGATGCCGACGTGTCCAGCGAGAGTCTCGGGGATTGGTCCGTGAGCTACCGGGAGCGAAGCGCGGGCCAGCGGCTTGCCAGTCCCCGCGCCGAGCTGCTCGTCGCGCCGCACGTCCTGTGGAGGGCGAGTTGATGAGTGGGCCAGCCGCGCTCTTTCGGCAGCTCATCCGCTACGCCGAAGTCGTCGGACGCGACGCGTGGGGGACTCCTCTGCTGGGCCCCATCCAGGAAGCTCCCGCGCGCATCCAGCCGAGTCGAAAGCTGATTCGCGACGCCAACGGCGCCGAGTTCGTCGCCTCCTTCGTCGTCTACACCGAAGCACCCGTCACCCTGCGCCACCGGCTTTGGTTCAAGGGCGACGACATCACCGACTTCAACCACGCCCGTCGCCCTGCCGCCGTTGACGAGCACGTCGACGGGGCGGGCGTCCTGCGCTACCGGAAGGTTTGGCTCTAATGGCCCGCGACACTGCTGCCGACCTCGCGACGATTCTCGCCGCTGGGGGCCTCAACCTGAGCGCCGGGGCCAACCTGTTTCTCGGCCCGACGCTCGAAGACGACGACGCCACGGTGCCGGACGTTGCGTGCTTCGTGTTGCAAACCGGAGGGGAGCCGCCGCAGAGCTACATCGGCGGGGGACGCAAGACGTACCGGACTGTCACCTGTCAGGTCCGCGTGCGCTCGGCGCGTGAGAGCTTCAGAGAGGGACAGGCGCTCGCGCTCGCGGCCCTCGACGTGCTGCATCTCGTGAATGCCGCGGGCTACGTGCTGATTGAGGTGGACGAAGGCAGCCCCAACTACGTCGGCACTGACGGGAGCGACCGGCATTGGTGGACCTTCACCGTGGATGCCTCCTTCATCGACCTGGGCGCGTGAGCCACGGCGAGAAAGCGCACGCATTTACCGGGGGCAATGCCACTCAAAGTTGCTCTTGATTTCAGGCTGCTCGACAAGCTGCGGAAGGTGGAGCGGCCCGTACTCGCCGACCTGGCGCCTTTGACTCGCGAACACGCGTCGACGGTGCTTCAGGCGAGTCGCGCCCTGGTGCCTGTGGGCGCTCGGGACACAGACGGCAAGCCGCCGCTGAGCACTTCCGGGTTTGTCGACGGCCCGGAGCTGAACGACGCGAAGGCGAGCGTCAGCGCGACGGCTGGGTATGCCCACGACGCTGCGGGCGCCATTCACGAAGGGTTTCACTGGGGCGAGCAACGGTTCGCCACGCCGGTCCACTTCCTGCGCAAGCCCGCCCGTCGGGGGCGCGCGAAGTTCCGCAAGTTGGTGGCGGCCCAGATTCTTTCAACCCTCTCGCGGCTCTTCCCGGGCCGGTAGGTATTCGCATGTCCACCCCTGTTGCTGCTCACCTCGACAGTGTTTCGGTGCGCTCAGACACGAGTGCCACGCAGGCCGCTGACCGCGTCGACGGCCTGACGGATGCGTCGCTCAGCGAGACGGGCGACTTCGTCGAGACGAATTACCTCGGCGGCTCGGGCTACAAGTCCCGCGTCCAGACGCTGAAGGACACCAGCGCGGACCTGTCGGGACACTTCATGGAGGGCGACGCGCCGCAGTCCGTGCTGCGTGACGCGCGCGACGACGGGAGCACCGTCTACGTGATGTTCGTCTTCGACCCCAGCGCCTCGGCAGGCTCCAAGGGCAAGCGCATCCCGATGGTCGTCAACAGCTACGACGAGAAGCTGACCCCGGGTGGTGTCGTGGAGTTCACCTGCAAGCTCTTGGGCAATGGCGCCCCGGTGGCCGTCTGATGGCCGCCATCGCTGCGCATGTCGGCTCGCTGTCTGTCGCTGGTGAGCCTGCCGAGTTCCTCGAAGCCGAAGCCGTGCCCATGCCCGCGCCCGACTTCACGGGGACCGAATTCCGAATCGCGGACCCCGAGCTTCGGCGACTCAATCCGGGAGCGCCCGTGCTCGTTGAGGTTTCCCCCAGCGGGGATGTCGACGCCTGGACACCTGCCGAAGCCTTCGTCGACCCGCTCTTCGGCGACGTCCAGCTTGCCAGCGCTCCGGGCCCGTCGGCTCTCGTGCGCGTCTCCGGCTACGCGTTGCCCGTCCAACAGCTCGCCCTCGTGCGCTCCATCTCCCTGACGGTGACGAACGACGTCGTCGAGCTGCAAGTCATGGGAGACGCCTACAAGCGGCGTTCGGTGTCGCTCCGGGACTTCTCGGGGGAGCTGACGGGGCTGGCCCTCACTGAGCGCGAGGTTGAAGCGCTGGCCGACGGGACTCCGCTGCTCATCGAGGTTGGCAAGGCGTCCGGGGCCCAAGTCTTCCGCGCGTGGGTGAAGGTGCCTGAGCTGTCTCACAAGCTGACGCCCGGGGCCCTGTACGAGCACACCGTGAAGTTCCTCGGCTTCGCCTTCCAGTCGCAGGACGGTGCCGCTTTCGCCTGGGGCTACGGCACGCCCTGAGTCACCCACGTTTCACGCCCAAAGGAGAGCCCATGTCGAACAAGCACAAGCTGCTTGCGAAGAATCGCCGCGTCCTGAAGTCGGTAGAGGTGGACGGCGTCAAGGTGAACATCATCAAGCCGACGATGGGCGACCGGCTGCGGCTGATTGAGCAGGCCCGCGAAGCTGGGGAGATGACGGAGAAGAACGAGCCTACGGGAGACAGGGCCGGAGCGCGGATGCTGGGGCGCATCGCCGTCTGCGTGCTGCACGACGCGGAGACGGGCCGCCCGATGTTCTCCGTCAACGACATCGACGAGCTGCTCGATGAGTCGTGGCTTGAAGACCTCGCGACGGACCTGACGGACGTCTTCAACGTCAGCGAAGAGAAGATGCGGGGAAAATAGACGGCGACCCCGAAGCGAGCCTGCTCTACGGGGTTGCCTCTCTCCTGAAACTGCCGCCCGACGCTGTTCGTGCAATGCCTTACGAGGATGTCGTCGGGCTCGTCGCCTATGCGCGAAGAGAGGCTGACGAACTCGAAAGGCGCTCTTCCAACCAACCGGCTCCAGGCGCGTCGCAGCCGGGCCAGCAATCCATTCGGCGTTTGCGCAAGAGGTGATTCGTCATGGCTGGCGGCGGTTTGAAAGTTGGCGACTTGTATGTCGTCGTCACGGCCGCCGTCGGCGAGTTCTCCAAGTCCATGCGGCGCGTTGTCGCGGACGTTGCGCAGACGGCCGACAAAGTCGAAAAGCTCGGGAAGAAGATTGGTGGAATCGGCGCGCTGTTCAGCGTGGGCCTGTATAGCGCGCTTGCCGCGGTGGCTGAATTCGATAGCGGCGTCACCGAGCGGCTCGACAGAATCAAGCTCATCTTCACCAACGTCTTCGCTGAAATCGGCGAAGCCATCCTTCCGCACATTGAGAGACTCTCCGAAGTCCTCGAACATGCGCTCGGGTGGTTCCAACGGCTAGAGCCGTCGGTGAAGCAGTCCGTTGGGACAATGCTGGTGTGGGGGACTGCGGCGGCGCTCGCGGGTGGCGCGCTGGGGACTGCCGCTGGCGTCGTCAAAAGCACTGCCGAAATTGTGAATACGGTTGTCGTCCCGGCGCTGGACGGTGCGGGAAAGGCCGTCGTGCGCTTCTCCGGCTTCGTCCGTGGGGAGACGCCCGTTGTTGAAGGCAACCTGAAGAAAGTCGCGAAGGGGGCTGAGCAGGTCGACGCGGGCTTTGCTGTGGCCTTCCGCAATGCCGCCGCGCGAATCCTCGTGGTGGCTGCGCCTCTGGCGGCTGTCGCGCTCGCCGTTGCAGGCGTAGTGCTTCTGGCGGGCACGCTTTACAAGGCGTGGAACGACGCGAGCACCGGCATGCGCGATGCGTTCGTGTCTGCTTGGCGGGGCGTCACCGAAGTTGCTGGTCGTGCCGTGGCCTTCTTCCGGGAACTCTTCACGGGGCTTGGGGCCATTGTCGGGACGTGGGCACGCGGGCAGCTCGAAGCGTTCGCCTTCGTGGTGCGCAACCTGGCACGCATGGCTGCGCCTCTGGCGCGCGCGCTCAACCTCGACGGCGTCGCGGCCTCGCTTGAGGGGTTGAAGGACCTGAACGGCGACGCGCTGCTCGGCGGGTTGAAGGGCTTCGCCGACGGCGCGCTTGGCAAGCTGAAGGACGGCTTCGATTCCGTTTGGGCGGACGTCTCCTATGGCGCGGGCTACGCCTTCGATGGCGTGAAGCTGCTCGGCGGTGACGCTGCGGCATTCCTCCGTGAGAAGTTCGGCGGCGTCTTCGACGACATGCTCGGCGGGCCGAAGGGCAAGCTGCGCACGCCATCCGCTGGGCCGGAAATCGAAGCGGGCCGCGTCCAGATTGGGAACTTCAACGCGAAGGAGTTCCTGACGAGCGTCGGCAACGTCGCGGCAGTCATCGAACAGGTCGCCCGGAAGAAGGCGAAGGAACTCGCGGACGCGCTGGCGCGCGCTGTCGACGAAGCGAAGCGCTCCCTTACGAGCCGCTTCACGCAGGCCCTGGGCGGGCTCTACGAGCTGTTCGAGCGCTTCGAGCAAGGGATGCTCGTGGGTGGCGTGTGGGGCGGCGTCATCGCCGTGGTCGCCGAGCTGCTCGCGCAAAGCTCGACGTTCGCCACGCTGATTCAGATGACGGCGAGCTTCATCCAGTTCGTTGCCGATGCCATCGGCCGCGTGCTGGCCCCCGTGCTGCCGCTCCTCGCGTCCGCCTTCAACATGGTGGCGCCGCTGCTCGACGCAGTTGTGCCGGTGCTCGAAATGCTGCTCGCGCCGCTCCAGGCGATTGCCCCGGTGCTGGAGGTGCTCGGCACGCTGTTCCAGGGACTCGCCCCGCTCATCAGCGTGTTGGGACAGATTCTCGTCGCGCTGACTCAGCCGCTGGCGCTGCTTGCTGGCCCCATCATGAAGGCTTTCTTCGCCGTCGTGCGCATCGTGGCGATGGGAATCCTCTACGTCGTGAGGGGCGTAGGCACGGTGTGGAACGGCATCATCGGTTTCATTGCCGGTGTCTTCCGCGCGCTCAGCAAGATTCCGGTTGTCGGTGGCGCCTTCGAGAAGATGGCGCGGGGACTCGACAGCATGAAAGTTCCGATGGACCAAGTCGACGGGGCGTTGAACACGCTGCGCGATACGACTTACGAGTCTGCCGCCGCGAACTCAGCCGCCGCTGTCGCTCAGTGGGAGAACGCCAACGCCACGAAGAAGGCAACCGAGGCGCTCAGCAACGTTCCCTCCGGCTTCAAGGTGGCGCTTGCGAGGTTCAACGCACAGGACCCGATTACTGGGCAGTCACAAACTGTGCATGGTGCATCGCCCGTCACGTCGAGCCCTGCTGTCCCGGTGAGTGGCGGCAACGTCAGCGTTGGGCAGATTGTGATTCAGGCCGCGCATGACCCCGCCGAGACAGCACGACAAGTTTATATCGAAATGAAGCGCGAAGCGGGCCGACGTCGCGGCAATGGCGAGTGGCTGAACGGGAGATATTGAGATGCCCTTCCTGAGCTTGAATGGCATCACCGTGCCCGTCGTCGAGGGACGGCGCAGGCAGGTGAGCATCGGCGTCGACTCGCGCTCATTCAGCGGCGTCTACCGGCTTGGGCGCCGTGCGACGCGCCAAGAGTGGGAGTTCAAGACGGGGCCTCTGTCATCCGTTGAGGCGTTGGCCTTCCGTGGGCTGATTGCCGGGGACGGCCACGCACTCGCATTCGACGGCGACACCTTCACGAGTCGGGGCCTTGCCCCATCGAATGCATCGGGGAGCCTCTTTCAGCGCGCCCGCTTTGATGGCGGCTTCGAACTGCCCCTCGGCGTGTCTTGCACCTGGGCGATGCAGCTCGGGCCCCGCTGGACGACGCTGCACCACCTCTTCGACGCAACAGGGGGCGGCTGGCTCCAGGTCATCAACCGGAGCGACGGGGCTCGCTGGATTCAGGGGGCGGCTGCGGCGAGCGCGGGCGGGCTGAGTGTCTCCGGCGGTTCCCTTGCTTTGACGGGGGCGCTCAACCTGCGGCGCTTCGACGACGTCGTCGGCTTGCCGTTCATGGCTCCGGACTCGTGGATTCCGGAAGTGGCCTTGTTGCACTCGGTTCGCGCGTGGAGCGCGTTGCCGCACCTGACGGCGGGCGGGGCCTTTTCCGTCGGTGAGACGAAGGTGCTTGGAGAAGTGCGGGACGGCGAGTTCGTCGAATTCATCCACCACGGGGCGCGCGTCATCGGCGAGCGGCTCGAATTCACCTTGCGAGAGGTTTAAGACTCAATGCGTAGCATGTCGTCTCAGGGGCTGGCGGTGCTCACAAACCCGGCCGGACACGCTTCCCATGTTCGGGTGAAGGTGCTCGACGACGCGGGGACGTGGCGGAATCTGAGCCAGCTTGAAGGGCGAGACTTTCTCGACGCCGTTGAGGTGGATGAGGACGTTGACCAGCCCGTCTCCGCCGCGACGGTGACGCTCAAGCGGCAGATTGAACTCTTCAGCGTGGCCCCGCTCCGGGCAGACTCGAAACTGAATGCCTCAAGCGGGCAACTCATCCGGCCGGGGCGAGAGTTCATCGTCGAGGCTGCGGTTTTGCCCATCGGCATGTCGCCCAGCAGGAGCGAGTGGCACACGCTGTTTCATGGGGACATCGACGAAGTCGACTTCGCTGGCGAACAGCTCGTCTTCCGTGGGCGTGACTTGGGCGGCCGACTCCAGGACACGTTCATTGAGGCTGAGCGGGCCTACGGTGACGACGTCCAGGGCGTTGCCGTCGAGGGCGTGATGCAGGCCATCCTGACGGACGGTGGGGCGGGCGTGGTGCTCCATACCCCAGTGTCCCCCGGGTGGAGGCTCCGTCAGTACGCGCAGAAGAAGGCGAGCGTTCTCGATGCCGTTCGCGACCTGGCTCAGCAGATTGGCTGGGAGGCGCGCTACCGCTGGCGCGAGTCGAGCGGGACGTTCGCGTTGACGTTCACCGAGCCCAACCGCACAAATCCGCCGCTCGCGTGGACCTTCGGCCCGAACGACTACCGCGACGTCGCGAAGCTCGTGGTGAGCAGGACGGACGTCCGGAACAAGGTGGAGGTCGTCTTCTCGGATGCGGGGGACTTGGACGTCACCGGGCACGCCAAGACGAAGAGCGTTGTCGTCGAGGACGTCGCGAGCCAGGACGCCTACGGCGTGCGCTACATGCAAATCGCCGAGGACGCTTCGAGCAACATCAACCGTGAGGTTGAAGCGCGGAAAATGGCGGAAGCGGCCCTGTCCGACTTGTGCGAGCCGCTCGCCGACCAGGAAATCGACCTCGACTTCTTCCTGCCGGTGGAGCTGGGCGACGTCTACCGGTTCCTCCCCAACGGCGTTCACTACTCGGACGCGCAGAACCTGGCAGTCACCGGGTTTCGCCACGTCTTCTCGTCGGAGGGGGACGCGCGCACCACGCTTACAACGCGCGGGAAGCCCTCCTTCGGCATCTCCATGTGGCTGGAGATGGACACGCGTCCCGGCCTGGGCGAGCCCGCGCACACGTCCCCGCCGCATGTCCCGCTCGACATCAACGTGACGGCCGTCGTGAACGGCTTCTCACTGTCCCTCACCCCGGCTTCGAGTGGCCCAGTTGCTTCGGGGTACGAACTGCACGTTTCGACGTCCAGCGGCTTCACGCCGAGCAGCTCCACCCTGCGCGGGACTTTCGACACGACGGCATTCGGTGTGTCCGACCTGATGCCGGGGACGACCTACTTCGTGCGCGTGGTTCCTCGGGATCGCTTCGGCAATCGAGGGACCGCGTCGCCTCAGCTCGCCGTCACGCCGAAGCAGCTCGAGGGCGCGTCGCTGAGCGATGCCGCGGTCGGCTTCCAGCACCTGCTGTACCCGCCTACCGACAACCTCATTCCGAACGGCTACAACGAAGCGGGCATTCGCGCGCTGGGGAAGTCGCCCGACGGTGACAGGCTTGTCGAGGACCCCACGAACGCCCGGGTTGGTCGTTGGGTGCGCCGGGTGGAGCTGACGAACACGGGGGCGTGGCCGGGGCTGAGTTGGACGGGCGGGTATGGCTCAGAGGTTCCAGGCGGGCGGCTCAAGTGCTCCCCTGGGGACGAGTTCTTCGCCGAGGTCTACGTCAAGGCGTCGTCCGTCACCGTCGGGGGCATGGGAACCCTTCATTTGCTTTGGGAGGACGGAAGCGGCGTCTACGCGGGCCAGAATACGGGCGTCTTTCTGGGGCAGCTCGGGACGACGTACCGGCGTGTCACCGTGAAGGGTACGTGCCCGGCCGGTTGTACGGGGGTTCAGCTCTTCTGGGAAACCCAGGTGGCGGTGGCGGACGTGGGCAAGCGGCTCTACTTCGATGCCGTCTCCATGAGGAAGATGGTCACTTTCGATTTGCTCGCGGCGAACACCCTCAAGACGTCCAACTACGCCGAGGACGGCAGCGGCATCCCCACGGCCGGGGCGAAGCTCGACAACCTCGGAACAACGCTCAAGGTCGCCTCAAACAATGTCCAGGTGGGGCGCTACTACCTGAGCGATGCCTTCTTCCGTTCCGTGCAGGCCCTCGCCGATACGGGAAGCCGCATCTACTACCGAGGCAACAACGAGGGCGTTCCGAACATCGACCGGCTGAACATCCAGGTGCTTGAGGGTTACGCGATTGCTGGGGCGGCTGGTGGCGCGGCGAACTTCACCTGGGCGCACTACCATGCCGTCATTCAGCCGCAGGCGGTGAGCGACAACCTGGATGCGCTGCGCTTCATGGAGGTGGGGTTCTATTGGGCGTATAGCGACAGCAACGCGCCCCAGTGGCTCTATGGGACGTCGGTGCCACTTGCTGACCGCAAGTATCAGAACGGGGCGGTGGACGGCGACGCCAGTAACGCGACGAGCGCTGGCTTCACCTTCATGTATGGCGACAGGTTCAACCGGCTGCGGGACGCGATGGCGAACAGGCTGCTTTACCTGAAGGTGCGGCTCCACAACGCGAGCGGCTACAGCGCCGAGCGGTGGTTTTTCCCGCCGATCAGTTACAACGTCAACATGGTGCGGAGCGTGACGGGGCCTGCATCAACGCCAACTGGCGGCGGTGGAGGTGGTGGGGGTTCGCACGGAACCTGCGTCGCGCCGTGGGAGCCGGTGTTGCTCGCCGATGGTTCGGAAGTGCCTGCCGAAATGCTCCGACCTGGGATGCGAGTGCTCACCATGCACGAGCACGAGAGAGACGGCGGCATCTTCGAGGTGACGCACGTCAGCAGGCATCAGGCGGCGCGCTGCACGCTCACCATGATGGATGGGCGTGTGCTCGTCGTGACGCCGGACCATCGCTGGCGGACGTTTGAGCGCGGCTGGACTCGCACTGACGAACTGCGCCCCGGAGAGACGGTTGATGGAGTCGCTCCGGGGCGAGTTGCGCGCGTGGTACCTTCGGCCGCTGGCGATGTGATGAAGATCACCGTTCGCTTCGCGAGGACCTACGTTGTGCAGGGACTACTTGCGCACAATCTCAAGCCCCGCGACTAGGAATGGCCGTCTTTTGGAATGCGAGGCCCTCGGCTGTGTTTTCGCTAATTCCAAAAACAGCCGCCAATCCTGGAGTTCGGGTTACGCTCGCGGATTCGAGAAAGCCTACTCAGCCACAGAGGCCGTCACACTTGGAAAGCCCAAACCATCCGCACCCAGAGGTCTTCTTCGTGCATGAGTATGCCCTGCATCGGAATCCACCGCACCACGCATCTGCTCGACTGCACTCACAGATTGGAGCTAGTGAAGCCTCGGCGCCGGGGGACTCTGGTGGGCCCAGTGTGGCCACGATGAGACGCGCCTCCTCTGGAGCGAAAGCTTCCTTGACCGCAGCTTGCACTCGCTGGACCTCCGGGGTGATGCCAATGGTGTAGAGTTGAGGACTGAGCGTTGTCAGAACCTTTTCAAGAACCGCGATCTGCTTCGCGCTCAACTGCGGGTGGCTTGCGATGTACTGACGAATGTGCTCCCCCCAGAGCGCGACTTTCTGTTCTGGATGTAGGGAATCAAGGATAGCCCTGCGGTATGCCATTGGATGCCGGCTCACTCCCTCCAATGTGGTCGGAAGCTTGCCTGCGTTTTCTTCGATCCATGCCTGGATCTGATCCTGGGTTTTCGCGCAGTCAGCCTCCGCGAGCGCCCAGGTGGGAAAGCCTACCACGGCGATCCCAAGAGTCATGGCAATCATAAATGACACCGTCTTCAGCTTTCTCAAAGGAAGTCTCTCTCTGTGTTTGTGCGGCCCAGTCCGCACAGGCTGATATCTACATGTGTTGATGGGGGCTTTCCATCTGCAATGGCATATCGAGACTTCGGTGCTTTCCTTTGTGGTGTTTTTAACAGGTGAGATGGATAGGGTAGGTGTTTTTATTTGTGTCTTCTGGCGTGTGAGAATTTGAGTGGAAGCCCCATGACGTCACCCATGCCCTCCGGTCGGCTGTGGTCGAGCTGTCAGACATTCCCATTCTCAGGAGGGAGGAGGGGCACATGAGGCCGACGTGTCGGTTTCATGCTCGCTAGGCTTAACGCATTCGGGCGGCCCGAAGGATGATGTGTCCGGTACGCCATTGTGGGGAAGGATTGTGAGTGCGTCTGGAGCGCCTTCCGCATCCATGGTCCTACGCAGATGCATGAGCCACTTCCAAAATCCGCACGCATTTACCGGGAGCACCCTTTCGCCCCGGTGGCGCTGTGACCGCAGAAGAGACTCAGTCCGTGCAACTCGTAGTCGGCTCCCTGCTTGGAACGGCGGGAGTCGGCGTCCTCACCTGGGCCGCGAAGTCCCTGGTCGGGGAGATTCGAGCCCTCGTTGAGAAGGTTGCGCGGCAGGACGAGCGCATTAATGCCGTAGCCGTGGAGTTGGGCGCGCTGCGTCGGTGGCGCGACGAGTTCATCCGAGGGCTTCCGGCTCAGGTTCAGCAAATCGTCGAACTGGAGCTTCTCCGCATGTCCCAGTCGGGCGGGCGGGGATCGTGATGACCCATGCGAACTTCGAACGGGTCGACCTGGACCGCGTCTTCCTGCCGTTCGTCGCGGTGTCCCTGGAGGTCGTCGCGCATTGCGCGGCCCGGGGCGTTCGCTACGTAGCGACGCACGGCTTCCGTGACCTGCCGGAGCAGGCGGAACTACGTCGGCTGTACGTGTCGGGCAAGGGCGGAAAGGCATCGCCCGCAGGCTTGTCCGCTCACAACTACGGGCTCGCCTTCGACTTCGTCTGTGACGCGAGCCCGCGACCTAGCGTTCAGCCGGATTGGCGCGAGTCGGCTTACCGCGTGCTGGGAGAAGAAGCGACGAAGGCGGGCCTCGTGTGGGGCGGCAGGTTCGGCGACTCCCCCCATGTGCAGTGGCCGGGCTACGTGAGTGCGCTTCAGCTCACGCCGCTTCGCACCCTGGTCCAACAGAGTTCCCTCGCCGACGTGTGGGCTCGCCTCGATGCCGAGCGCCTGTCGCCGAAGTGGCGTGCAGCAAACCCGAAGCTCGCGGCCGAACTGGAGCGGCTGGGCTTCTAACCCGGAGGCAACATGGTTGACGCTGGTGTAGTCGGGCCGAACCCCGAGCAGTTCGAGGAGTTCGCGCGCCTTCTTCTCGACGCCGTGACGAGCCGGAACTACGCGCTGCTCGCCGCCCTGGTGGTGGTGGTGCTCGTCTACCTGCTGCGGAGATTCGGTGGCGGGTTCATCCCGTTCTTCAATACCGACAGGGGCGGCGCGGTCCTCGTGCTTGGCCTCTCCCTCGCTGGAGCGGTAGCGAACGCGCTTGCTGCTGGGGCGCCGTTCTCGCTGGCGCTGATGCTGACGGCGCTGCAAGTCGCCCTGACGGCCGCTGGTGGCTTCACCATCATCAAGCGGATTCTGTTCGGGAGCGCCGCCATTGCCCGCGCCGAACTGGCGGGAGCGCTTGCTGCTGGGCAGGTCGCGGAGAAGGCTGCGGCGATTGCCGTGCTTGAGCAGCTCGACTCCCGGGGCAACAAGTGAAGCTCGGCGCGCTCGTGCTGGTTGGGCTGCTCGCGCTTCCCGCGTCGGGCTCGGAGGTCGTCAGCGTCGAGCGCGCTCAGCTCTTCCCCGATGGCGGCACGGCAGCCGTCGAGGTTGAGGGCGGCTGCTGGATGTCGGAGAGCCGCTGCATTCGAACCGCGTCGGAGATTGCGCGGCTGCGCGCCGAGAACGAATCGTTACGCCAGCAGGCCCTCAGTGGTCACCCAAAACCAGCCAATGAAGGTCCCCTGAAAACCGGCCAATGGGGAGGGCCGAGACGTTGACGCCCGGGTAGGACGTGGAGTCCGCCCGGGGGATGGGCAACGTCTTGAGCGACGAGAAGAAGCAGCAGGTCATCGCCCTGGGGCGGTTGGGTTGGAGTCTGAGACGTATCGAGGATGCGACGGGGGTGCGCCGTGAGACGGCCAGCGGCTACCTGAAGGCCGCGGGCGTGGGCATCCGTCCACCGCGCCGGTGGGGCAAGTCAAAACCGGCCAATGAGGGGACCACCGAGGCGAGTGAGCCGGAGGCCGAGGCCGCCGGAGCAAAACCGGCCAATGAGGGGACCACCGACTCCATGCCGCGCAGCCGAGCCGGAGTCCGGCACGTATCGGCGAGCATCGTCGCGCCCTACGTCGAGCTGGTGCGGCAGCGGCTGGAGGTGGGCCGCAACGGGCGCGCCATCTACGAGGAGCTCGTCGACACGCAGGGCTACACGGGCAGCTACATTAGCGTGCGCCGCTTCGTCCGGGCGTTGCGCGACAGCCAGGGCCCGGAGGCCAAGGCCGTCATCCACACAACGCCGGGCGAGGAAGCGCAGGTGGACTATGGGGAGGGGCCCATGGTGCGCCACCCGGAGACGGGGAAATACCGGCGCACGCGCATGTTCGTCATGACGCTGGGCTACAGCCGCAAGTCAGTGCGGCTGTTGTGCTGGAAGTCCTCCAGCCGCGCGTGGGCGCAGTTGCACGAGGAGGCCTTCCGGCGGCTGGGAGGCGTGACGCGCACGGTGGTGCTGGACAACCTGCGTGAGGGGGTGCTTTCGCCCGACGTCTACGAGCCGGCCCTCAATCCGCTCTTCCGGGACGTGCTGGCCCACTACGGGGCCACGGCCCTGCCGGCCCGAGTCCGCCACCCGGACAGGAAGGGGAAGGTGGAGTCTGCGGTGGGCCACGCGCAGCGCACGCCGCTGAAGGGCCTGCGCTTCGAGTCGCTGGAGGCCGCCCAGGTCTACCTCGACGCGTGGGAGGCGAAGTGGGCGGACACCCGAATCCACGGCACCACCAAGCGCCAGGTGGCCGCCATGTTCGGCGAGGAGCGCCCATGGCTGCTGGCCCTGCCCGTGGAGCCCTTCCGCTACTACGCCTACGGTGAGCGAGTGGTGCACCTGGACGGGCACGTCGAGGTGGACGGCGCGTACTACTCGGTGCCCCCGGGACACATCGGCCGCAAGCTGCACGTGCAGTGGGACAGCCTCCACGTCCGCCTGCTGCTGCCCGCTACGGGGCAACTGCTCCGGGAGCACACCCGGGCCCCTCGCGGCCACCACCGCACACGCGAGGAGGACAGGCCTTCCCACGCGCCGCGCACCACCGTGCAACTTCTCGAGCGCGCCGCCAGGGCCGGACGCGGCGTCGCCGCCCTTTGCGCCGAGGTGCACCGCCGAGAAGGAGAGGTGGGCACCCGCCGCATCCTGGGCGTGCTGTCCCTGGTGAAGAAGCACGGCGCCGCTGCCCTGGACGACGCCTGCGAGGTGGCTCTCGAGGTGGGCGTCCCCACCTACCGCTTCGTGCGCCGCTACCTCGAAAGACGCACGCCCACTCCCGTCACCCTGCGCCAGGTCGACCCGCTCATCCGCGAGCTCACCCACTACCGCGACGTCATCGTCCGTCTGACTCAACCCACCCCTCACCCAGGAGACACCGAGACATGA